CAAGGGATATGTTTTTGACAAGATAGAGAGAAATGATGGATTGTTTCAGTATGTGGTTTTTTTACCCGAGTTAAAATTGACTTCTAGGATTGTATGTCGTGAAAATTGTAATAATTATGAAGAAAAAAAATTTCAAATGTATTTGTTTAGTGATGAAGAAACGTTTAAAAAGAAAATTCGTCTTCAAATATTGGCATAGGGGTCAAGTAGGAACAATTTTAGTCGAACCAAAATATTTAAAAAAACTAGGTACGCGAATTTTTGTAATAACGCGCATAAACCGAAAAGAACAAATATTAATATTGACTTTTGTAATTTTATTTGCGATTCTAGGTTTTATTTTGGGAATTTCTGAATCTAAATCTTTTGATTTTTTACGCATTTTTTGAATTTCTGAATCTAAATCTTTTGATTTTTTACGCGTTTTTGGAATATTTGTATGTTCCGAATTTTCTTTATTTTTTTCATAGGAATTATTGTAATAATTTGTATTTACATTATAATGGCCGTGAATACGATCATATTTTTCGCAATTTGTCATATATATTATAAATTATTTTATTCGTGTTTTGAATGATTTTTACATGTTTTATTACATTTATTTTTTACACAACAATCGGCAAAAAGTCCTGGAATAAATTTTCTTTTACGAATAGAATGTGCATGTCCGCCATGTATTTTTTTCTTTATAGTGCCGATAAGTTTTCCATTCTGGTATTTTGAAACACTTTTGTATCCTTTACCATTTTTTACCGAAACCTTGCGCACCGTTTTTGTTCCATTTTTTTGAAATACTTCTACGCCCTCGTAACGAAAATCTTGTTTCATCATCTTTATTATATAATTATATTATATAATATGGCAGAATCAAAAACAGAAACCAGATTGGTTCATTTATTTCACATTCTAATAGTAGGGGGAATTTTTTTATATGTAGGAATACAAAAAACAAAAATCCCTAAATTTGTATATCCTCTTTTATTTGTATTGGGAATTATTATTATTCTATATCACATTTATAAATTATACGTAAAAATAAAATCAGGCAAAAATCCATGGGTTAATCTCATACACATTATATTGGTAGGACCTTTGCTTATTTATATCGGTTACAACAAAGAAAATACGAAAAGACTCTTTTTTGAATTATTATTGATGCTTGGTTTTGCTGCTATCGGATATCATGGTTATTATTTGATTATGTAAATAGTTTTATTTCATAAAGAATATAAAGGCGAATTTGGTATTTGGGTAGCATATTTATCATAAAACATTTGTGTATCTTTGTTATAAGATAGAGTGGTTGTTTTATCTATTTTTCTTGGTAAAATATCATATACCAGAGGACCAAACCAATACCAGAAAATATTTGTAAGCAAAGGCAAACAACCAAAATAAAAAGTGTGTAGTATAGAGCGAACAGGAAAAAAATATAAGCGAATAATTATACAAATCAGATAAAAAGTATAAACGATACATTCATATTTTGTGGATTTTATCCAGTCTATGAGAGAAACTTTTTCATCATCTTTTTGTGTAGCACCAAAACTAATAGATAGATTAAAAAAATGCGTGAGATACATAATAGAAAAGCGAACAGACAAAGAACCATATAGAGAAGAAGTTAAAAAAAACTCTCTCAGTTGTTGTCTGAGAATAATCAAACTATTAAATTGTAATCTTTGAGAGAAAATGATATTGTTTATAGTGTTTATAAGTCCCCAAACAATCATTCCTTCCCACATGAGATTAACAGGTAAAAGCATATACGGCAATACATTAAAAAGTTCTTCAAATAAAATAAGATTATAAAACATGGAAACATGTGATTGCGCGATAGCGATGAAATTTAGAATGTAAGATATAATACTGAGTTTATTATACCACTCAATTTCTTTACACATGACAAACCCAATAATATCTGATGAAAAAAATCCGCCCCCTTTAACAAACCATTCAGATACCGGATTGAATGTTAATTCTGCCGCTCCACAAGCGAATTTACTCACTTTGAAGTATTCGGTCATATAATTGAATGAAATACCTTCTAAAAAAACGCCTGCGCAAGACATGTAGCGTCCAATATAACCTTTTTCACAGCCCCGCATCATACAATCAAAATCTTCGGAAATACGATTTTCATCCCAATAATATCGTAATCCTGTTTTTTCATCTATACGGGCAATTTTATATAACAAATTATAATTTAAACATGCGTTATGACCTACTAAGGGCGCCATAGAACTCATCGCTGTAGCAATAAGGATGCCGTTATAAATATGACATGTGAAATGAAAAACTGCTTTTTCGGATAATGATTTAGTACTTAAATATGGGCCTGTGAAACATTGTATGTATAACACAGAATGACTACCGTCAAAGAGAAAATCTTTAATTACGCGTTTTAAACAACCACTTTCTTGAGGAGGAAAAATAGGAAAACGAGTATCTGAATCAATAAGAAAAATATAAGAGCCATAAACAAGATTTCCTTCAAAAATAGCGCCTAGTTCTATCATTTGTTGAAAAAAATCTCTTTTGTTTTCTTCTGATTCTGATAAAGATAGCGTGTTTGCATAATTCATAGAAAAATTCAAATTCCCTGCTTTTTTGAATCTTCCGATTCTTGGATGCTTAGAAGAAGGTGGTCTTGCCGAAACGCCGATATGATGAGATTGATAAAATTGTATTCTCTCTTCTTTTTCTTTTAATGATATTAGAGAAAGGCCATCATCACAAACAATAATATTACATATTTTTCCTGTTTCAGAATTGTATCTTTTGGCTTGTTCAATAGCACTCATTATAGTAGGTTTAATAGTATTTTCAAGACTTTCTTTATACACAGGTAATTGGATAGTAATATCTGGATAACAAGATTTATTAATAAAAACATCTGGAATTTCTAATCCTGAATAGTATTTTCCGTTGGAATGAATAATATCCAAATCCATAAATATTTTATAAACACCGATGATAACATGTTGCAATTTATAATACAACCAAGAAACGTTCAGTAGAAAAAAGAAAACAATAAATACAAAATTGAGAATTGACAAAGGGGTATCAAACCTTTGATGAATAAGTTGTAATGTTCCAAAAAAAATAACAAAAACAAGCGAGATAATAAAAAAAGTAATGTATTTTAGTATCAACGTATTACCATTTCTTTCATACTTTGATGGTATTAGATTTAAAATTTCTGGATTTATATTTGTATTCATATTTATAAAGTGATAACATTTTATTTTGACTTCCTAAATATTTGTATTGCATTATCGTAACACAAATAAAGTTGTAATTTACAATACAATATAGTAAATTCAATAAATAAGAATAAATAAGAATAAATAAGAATAAATAAGAATAAATAAGAATAAAGAATAAAGAATATAAAAATAAAAATATAAAAATATAAGAATAAAATAACTACATAATGCTAATTCCTTTGATAAATCCATTAAACAACGTATTATTGAGTAATGCCGTATTAGGATTTATTTCTCCTCATGGAATCACCGATTATATTCACGCAAAAAAACACGGATTAAAAAAGGAATTGTATCAAATAAATATTTTTACAGTAGGTTCAACTTTGTTAATAGAGTATTTTCATCATGAAGATGTTATTACATTTGCATTTTTATTAGCTTCTATTATTCATTTTCGTAATGATATGCCATATATTGAACTAAAGAAAATACATCCAAAAGTATTACAACTTTTTTTTAGTTTTTGTATGATTGAAAGTTTCTTTTTTTTACCCGTTTCATTTTTTGTTGTTTACATGTTGTTGATACATACACCAAATCATTATAAAATGTCTTGGGAATACACAAAAGACAACTTGCGAGAAAGTATCATATTGATAGTAGGACTAGGAATACTCTTACTACAATTAGATAATCCTTTGTTTTCTGGGCTTTCCATAGATTTAAACGTGGTGGAAGCATTCGTGATTGGTCATATCATTTATCAAGAGGCATATGTTTTTCCTGAATGTAATCAAATCATTAGACAAAATTCAATAAAAGAAACAGAAGAATAATTAATCGGTCTGAACCCATTTTTTTGTTAAAACCTTTTGCACACTCTCAAGCGCACCTTCCGTCCATCCTTGATTCTCACTCACTACTTCTCCTACAACTAAAATTCCTGGCTCTGGATTCTGCGCCTCTTGAATAAATTTCTCTCTACTTCCGTATTTCTTGTTTAAAGGAGTATAATAATGTGTCCCTATAGGCCAATAATAGTCTTTTATCGTGATTAGTTTTAATGTATTTTTTGGTATTCCGAGAGATTTTTCAAGAAGCGAACAAAGGATATCTCTATTGGTAGAGGTGTTTTCTAGATATTTTTTCATAAATAATGCATTATTATTGTCACTATAAGAAATCATATAAATACCTTTGTCTGGATTCATCGGAATAATTTTTTGAAGTGGACCTCCAACAATCGTGTATCCTTTTACATATTCTTTCATAATTGGAATAGAAGACGTAGTAAATTTTCCGTATAATCGTAAAAAAGGCTGACCTTGAATTTCCTTTTGATAAATACTTTTTTCAGGGAACAATTGTCTTAATGCAGAAATAGTAGTAGCAACAATCACCTTTTTGCATCTATATCGGAATCCTTGCTCTGTTTCTACCAAAAAAGGAAACTCTGTATTTTCCTTAGCTAAGGTATTTATTCGGACAACGTTGCGTGAAAATTGAATATGTTTCTCTCCAATATGACTTGCCAACTTTTGTACAAGTTCTTTCCAACGTATATAAAACCCTTTCCAACAACACGTATTGTCTTCCATTCCGTAACTATTTAATGTATCATATGCATCTTCATTCTCATAATCTGTGTATCCAACTTTTTGTATAAAATCATTATATTTTTCTTTTCCGAGTACATGAGATGCAAATGATTGAAATGTGATTTGCGTATTTTTATTTAGATATTTATTATATTCTTTTTTTAAATATTCCATCGTTTTATCTACATTTATTGGATGGATAGAAGAATAAAAAGGAGTCATCGTGAATTCTTTTCTAGGGATATCTAATTCTTTAAGCAATTTTACCAAGAGAACATCTTTTTTTTTTCTTACTACTCCAGCTCCGGTAACAACTTCTGTTCCACAAAACATCTCATTACTTGTTCTGCCACCAATCCAATTTTTTTTATATTTTTCAAGGATGACAAAAGATTGTGAAGAGAACTTCTGAATTAAAAAAGCAGAATACAATCCGGCCATTCCGCTTCCTACAATTACTATATCGTAAATGTCTTTCATTATAAATATAAATATGTATTTATATTTAATTTTTAGTTTCTGAATCATTATTTTCTGGTTTTATTTTTTTCTCTCTCTTATTAAATTCTATTTTTGATAATGCATATTGACCACAGGGTCCACAATGGTCTTCATTTGATAAATCTATTTTATAGTTCGTTTGTTTATTATTTTCTGTTCTCCATCTGCCCATCGGTTTTGGTATTTCTTTTAGAAATAAATTTTTTATAATATTTATGTATTTATTCATACTATTTACAAATCCTTATTTTTAAGTCTATTTATTATGAATTTCAAAAGTTCAAAAGTTACGATTATTTTATCAAATAATATGTTAATAACATTTGCCCTATTGCGGTGTAACACCATATAGCAGGTTGTTCATGTATATTATTTGTTAATAAAAATCCTAAATACGGCCCGGTCAATAGCAACGCTAAAATAGGTTTTAATTGCAGAATGGTTAACGCAGGTACCACCCACATAAAAAAATGCAACCCGATGCTTGGAGTAAACCAATATTTTCCAGGAGCGCGTAATCTTACGTTCCATGCAATATGTCTATTTCCAGAAAATGCGCAGGTTTTTGGTCCGCATAAAGGTTCATTTTTATTATCACATAGTTCTGCATCTTTAACAAAAAATAATCGGCTTGCTAATAATAAACCAGCAAAAAAGGACGTATATATAAATGTAAAATTTGGTTTTTTTGTAAACGCAAATAACCATAAATTTACAAATACTGGTTGGAAACATATATGAATGTATCCAAGATTTGTCAAAAATTTGTTATAGTTATTGCATTCGTTTATTACTCTGTATTGAAAAAATTGTAATATTTCCATGAGAGCGAAATACCCTATTCCAATAGAAGCATAGATATTTTTTTTATAGAAATAAACACTTGATAAAATACCAATTGTACCTATTGCCAAAGAAATATTTTCAGAAAAACACATATACATACAATCATATTATAAATCGGACTACAAAAGGTTGCATTTATTTTCTATTCTTTTTGGATTTTGTTTTGGTTGTTTTGGTTTTTCTAAATTCGGCTTTGGGCTTACCTTTACATGTGAATTTCCCTCTCGTAAATCCTTTTTTATTAAATATTGATTTCGTGCATATACCTATGGAACGAGGCTCTGTAAAACCAGAGCTGGATTTTTTTATACACCGACATAACTTTTTAGCTATTATATCTTCTGCCATTTGTTGTATTTTTTCGGTTGAATCTGGAATTTTGATATTATAAAATTGTAATATTTTTGTATAATCCTCATTCGTTAATGTTGTCATAATATATGAAGAGAATAAATTTTTTATTGTATTTTATAATATTAAAGTATTATAAGAGTAAATGAAAATAGTAGTTTTTGATTTAGATGAAACGCTGGGATATTTTGTACAGTTAGGTATTTTTTGGGATTGTTTGAATAGATATTTTTCAAAAACGTCAGAAACTCACGAAACCGAATTTTTAAAAGAGCATTTTGATGAAATCATCAATCTATATCCCGAATTTTTAAGACCAGGAATTATAGATATACTAAATTATTTAAAACACAAAAAACTAAGCAAATGCTGCAACAAATTAATGATTTATACGAATAATCAAGGGCCTGAAACGTGGGCAAAACATCTAATCAAATATTTTGAAGAGAAAATTAAATATAAATTATTCGACCAAATTATTGCTGCATTTAAAATAAACGGCAAACATGTAGAAATATGTAGATCCTCGCATGATAAGTCATATCATGATTTAATAAAATGCACAAAAATACCAAAAAATGCAGAAATATGTTTTATTGATGATATTTATCATCCAAAAATGAATAATAAAAACATATATTACATTAATTTAAAACCATATGTTCATAATCTAAAATTAGAAGATATGCTAGATAGATTTATAAATAGTCCAGTTGGAAAAAAGTATTTGAATTCTGAAGAGCCCTTTTTAACTTTTATGAATCATGAATATAAATTATACAATTATCAAACATTAGAAAAAAAAGAAGATGACTATGATGTCGATAAAATATTAACGAAGAAAATATTAAAACATTTGCATACCTTTTTTGATGAAAATACTAGAACGAAAACAAAGAAATATAAATTTCATACAAATAAAACAAGAAAAAATTAGTTTAGTTTTCCTTTGATAAAAGTCTGAATATCATGTATATAATTTAATGCAAGTTCATTCAAACTGCTAGTGGTTAAAATAAATAATCCCGCGCTAAAAGCAACTTTTCGGTCCAAGTTGTTGAATTGAATCTTTCTAAAGGGATTAAATCGGTATAACAAAAAGATGGCAATATAAATATGAACGTAGAAATTTAATTCGTCTAAATATTTGGGCGCAGTTGAAGATATACCTAAAAAGATAATTGTGTAAAGTATGTAATTGGTATAAATAACAATATCATAAATCTTTTCTGGATTAATTGGAATTTTCATCATTTATATATAATTATACTTTTTTTGAATAAATTATTCTTTTTCTTCTTTTTCTTCTTTTTCTTGATTTACTTTTTCGTAAATTTCTAGTGTTCTAGCACTAGGATCGTTTGTATTGGAATATTTTGGCATCCAATAATAAGGCAATACTCTTTCTAAATTTGGAAAGTATTTTTGAAAAGTACTATAATAAAATAATCTTTCTATATCAACTTTTGTCATGCTTGTTACTTTATCACAGGATATCTTTTCTATTATTTTATCTTGCAGAATTTCAAAAAGAGACCGCGAATAACTACTCACACCGTCACTAAAAGCCTCTTTTTTTCTCCACAAAATTTCCTCGGGTAACAATTGTCTTCCTTCAGAAAATTGAAAATGATAAAACTCAAAACTTTTTCTCAATAAATATTTTTCTGGATTTCCGCCATTTTTATGAAAACGAATATGTGCTGGAATAGACAAATAATAATTCACAAAGGACCTATCTAAAAAAGGAGTTCTTGGTTCTAATCCGTTGGAAGAAATAGATTTATCAGACCTTAATACATCAAAGAAATGAATGTCTGATAAAAGTCTTCTGGTTTCTTTATCAAATTCAATATTATCTGCACATTTATTCATATACAAGTAACCACCACATAATTCATCTGAACCGTCGCCGTTAAAAATGACTTTGGCCTTGCTATGTTTTGCGATGTATTTGCCTAATAAATAATTGCCAATACTTGCGCGAACAGAAGTGATGTCATAGCTTTCAATTTTATGAATGACTTCGGGAATAACAGAAAACATCTCATCTTCTGTTACAATAATTTCGGTATGTTTCGTTCCTAAATACTCAGCTACTATTTTGGCATATTTGATATCTTCTGAGCCTTCTAGTCCGATACTAAAGGTTTCCAGAGGTGTTGTAAAATTATTTTTTTTATAATATTTGTTCACTAATGCAGTAATCAAACTACTGTCTAGACCGCCGGACAATAAACAAGCAATAGGCCTTTCCGTTGTTAAACATCTTTTTTCTACCGCATTTGTTAAATAGATCGCAATATTTTTGTATATATCGTGTATGTGATGAGGCGAATGAGAATAAGAAAACCCTGGAATAATATAAGGCTTGTTTTCAACGATTAATTCCCATAACGAATTTACTTTACTAGATAAATGGAATACACTATAGGTAGAAGGTTTAAATTGCTCTAGAGAAACAGATGAATTTGTCTCGTACAGTATATTAAATATATCTGATAAACATTTTAATTCAGATGCAAAACCATGTATGTTTGTAATATTTGTATTATTTTTATAAATACCATAGCTGTTACCGTTATCTTTATCCACATTTTTGGTATCATCTTTAAAATAATATAACGGACAAATGCCATAGGTATCTCTCGCAACATACATTTGATTTGTTAAATCATCTGTTAAAGAATTGTCTAATAATACAAATGAAAACACACCATCTAACATTTGTAATGTTTGCTCTATACCATATCGTTTATATAAATGAATAATAATTTCACAATCCGAATCTGTTTCTGGTGCGACATTCACTTCTTTGTGCAATTCTTTGTAGTTATAAATTTCGCCATTACATATCAGAACAATATCATCAATAGTAATAGGTTGATTGGATTTTTCATTTAATCCGTTGATAGCCAACCGATGAAAACCCAATTGCACCTTTAAATATTTTACTAATGTAGAATATTCGGGTCCGCGATTTTTCCCTTTTTCAAATTGTGTATTTATCATATTGTCTGTAAATCTAGTGTTATTTAAAAGAGCGAAAATACCACACATTCCTAATGTATTTCATAAGTTGTATTTATTATGTTTTTATTGTATTTGTAATAAAATAAAATAAAAATAGTATTTATATAAATGAATACTAAAAAACCAGTAGAATGTGTTTCTCAAAGACAAGAAAAGGACAATCAAGAAATATACAAGAGAAACATACCCTCCCAACTTCTTCAACCTTATTTGAGTGTAAGACCTGTAATGACTAAATATTCTTATTTTCCACTAGTAGACCCAAGAAAAGAACCGACTGTTGCTTTAGTACAACAACCAACATATAGCACAAGTCAGGTATTTAATCCTGCAAACAGACCTTCTCCGTGGTCGGGTTTTGCGTCATCCGTAAATACAGAATCTGAATTATATAATCAAATATTTGCTTTACAAAAATGCAGTCAATCCGTATATGTTCCAAGCAGTCAAAGTGATTTATACAAATCGTATGTAGAATCTGGAAATTCTATCCAAAATCATCCTCTTCTATTCCAACATGAAACATTTGCTCCATTCAACCCAAACCCAAGTCCATCTGTATTAGGAGCAAACATGTTTCACAATAACACACGTTCGCAAATACAAGAAATACAGACCTGTGATTACGGAAAGTAGAACGTATATTTTTATTATTTATTTTACATTTGAATAATATATGTCAGAATCTTTTGTGAATCAAGTCAATTTAGATTATTTAATGAATAAAGAACATGCTAGATCGAATAACAATTTGAATATGAATACAAAAGAAAAGAGGTTTTATAGAAAAAGAATCATGAATGTAACAAAGGAGTTGTTATCTATAGATTCTTCTTTGAATGTTTTACCGGATGTAAGATACGCATTCGAGAATTATGTACAATATTGTATTCATTATTTTAAAGGTATTGATAACAACGACATTATTCAAGAAGAATACAAAGACTATAAAGAAACAATAAACAATAATACTGATTTTGAATTAGATTTAGACAAAACTGCAAATTTGTTTATGCGCACTATAAAAATACCAAAACCATCTTTGGATAAATTCGTTAAAAAGGGGTCGAAAGAAGAACCGATGTTTATTCCTCAACAGAAAGAAATAGATTTAAGTAATCCCCTTTTGAAAAATAAAGGAATTTGTAAAAAGAAAAATAAAAAGAATATATATGAAAAAGATAAGTAAATCAAAACAATCAAAACATAAATCAATACAAAAGCCAATAAAAAGTATGAAAATAAAAAGAACACTATTCGGAAAAGGAACCGGTTCAAAAAGAAAAACTAGAAAAATAAATCTAGTAAAAGTTAATTGTAGCCCAAAAGAAAAGAACAAAAAGAAAAATTTCACTTGTTATACAGAGGATACTTTATACAAACTAAGAGATTTGTGGAATGCGCGACATCCGGATGATTTAATACAAACGAACGATACAAAAGAAATACACGCTGCGTTATCAAACCATTTAAGTAATGTTTGTAATAAAGAATCATGTTGGTTAAAACAAAATATTGATTTTGGAAAAATAGATGACAAAAAAATAATCTCCGAGTCTTTTGCCCCATTATCTCCTAATGAATGGAAAAAAAATCCGAATGAATGGTTGTCTAGCACAGATATCATAAAAGTCATGAAACAATATGAAAAAGCATATAAATGTTTTGAATTCATAGGACCATCGCCGATTGATTTTGATACTAAAAAAATGTACGGAAGCTGCGTTTGGGAAGAGTTGTGCAATTTTAATCTAGCAGAGCAAATCAAACGAGGAAAAACAAAAATAGGAATTATATTTAATACTGACCCGCATTATCGCGGAGGAGAGCATTGGATAAGCATGTTTATTAATATTAAAAAGAAACAAATATTCTTTTTTGATAGTGTAGGTGATAAAATACCTAATGAAGTGAAAATATTAGTAGATCGAATTATTGAACAAGGCGACAAACTAAAAAATAAAATACATTTTACGTTTGACCAGAATTATCCCGTAGAGCATCAGTACGGAAATACCGAATGTGGAATTTATAGTTTATTTTTTATTGTTCATATGTTAGAAGATAAGATAACAGATAATTATTTAAAAACGCATATATTAAAAGATGAATACATGTCGAAATTTAGAAAAATATATTTTAATGATAAATTATAAACTTGTAATTTGTATATAAATAATAAATTCTATATTTACAATATGTCTGAGTTTTTGTCGAGAGAAAATAGACAACTTTTATGGGATGTAATTATAAGTGAAGATGTGGTTCGTCAAAGCTCAAATGAAATGAAACTTAGAATAAATTCTATTTTTAATGAAAATATTGAACCTTTTTATGAAACTGAAAAAAGGAATCATAGTAATTTATTACAAATCAATAATCAATTTATTAAAGCAATAAGTTCGCATATAAAAGGTCTCATAATACCTAGAGAACAAAAGAAAGAATTGATAACACATGATGAGATTGAGAATAAGAGAATGAATGAATTTGAAAAAAAATATAATTTAAAACAGAATGAATTTACAAGTGCTATGGCTTTACCGATTCCTCCTACTCCTAATTTTAGCGATAAAATGGATACTCCTATTAATGAAATAGAAATGGAATTAAAGCGTGCTATTGCTAAAAGAAATTATGATATTGAACAAATAAATCGGAACGTTGTATCAGGCTCAAATATAAACACAAAATACATTAAAATTGATAATACAAATATCGAAGATAGCGTTTATAAAAAAGATATTATTGACTTGAATCCTGCTAAACATGTTACGTGGGCTGAAAAAGAACATATTTTTAGCAAATTAAAAGTTATACCAGAAGAGCCTGTAGAGGAATATGAGAGAAAAGAAATAGTAGATAAAATCGACAAAATACAAAAAGAATTAACCGAATTACGTTATTTTATTGAACGAATGAATTAAAATTGAAAAGAATTTGAAAGGTATAAAAGAAAATACTTAAAATTAATTTATTGTTGTATAATAACCAATCCAGAGATGTTTTTACTATTCGTGATTGGCGTGTTTTTACTTTGTACGAAAAACGCCTACCCCATTTCTAGTAATAGAAATGCACACAGAAATCTCAGATTGGTTATAAGAAACCGAATGCTCAAAATGTTGTTAGCGTTAGACTATAAAAAAATTAAATACCATTTTATAGTCATTAAAGAAAAAAGCAAACACATTTACGATATATGCTTTTTAAAGTATTGTGTCTATTCTTGCGAATATGAAAATTTAACGGAGGGTGAAAAACTTATCATCGAAACCGTAACAAGCATGTGTTTTTAGTTTTTAACGAGTCTTTTTGATACCATTTTTGATACCATTTTTGAATTTGAGAATTCAAACTTTTGTCTATACGAATGTAAGAAGTGTATTCTTACATGGAATGTTTTCATTTGTCTTTATATTTGGTCATTTGTGTGATTTATGTTTATATTGTAATTTGTATAAAATATTATCTAAATGAGTTTAAACACTTTTTCTCCCCTTTCGTTGATCTCTAACGTGCCTATTTGAATCGGATTGTTTCCAGGATGTTGAATAGCATATTCATAACTAGATTTATCGTATATATTCATCATTCGGTCATTCACTCTAACCCGAACGTATTCTTTTCCGCTTATGGTAATACTTTTTCCGTTTAATTCTACCTTTTTTACGTTTGCTTGTAGCAGCGTGTCTTTTTGTTCTTGGGAATAATCAGGCATATAAGAAAATTTAGTGTTGTCTGCATTTGCAAAATTAAAACAATTGCCGTTCGAATAAATAGCACAATCAAATGCGGATTGCTTTATAATATCCGTTAATTGAGATGTGACATTCGCTTTAATTTCAGATATTTCATATAAAGTCTGGTCACTCGTAAAAGGAACGTGTGGAATACTTTTACTTAAATCAGACATTTTCAGTTGTTTAGCATCTTCGGATTTTAACTGCTCTTCTGAAAAAATCATTAAATAAACAAACACCTCTAATGTTTGTAAAGCTAGCGGCAATTCTTTGTGACTACAAATACGTCTAGCTCTTCCTATCACTTGTTCCATACGAACTGGATGCCAATATGGCTCCATAATATGAACATAACGTGTATTTCGTAGATTGATTCCTTCTGACCCAGAAGAAGTAATCATTAACACTTTAATGATTTCACCCATATTGTTATTATTCGCTATTTGTTTTAATTCTTGGGAAAGATTTGTAGGGATATAATTCCAGTCTCCATTATAAATATTACGAATAATTTCCTTTTCTTCAGAGGTTTCTGTTCCTGTGTATAATGCAAAGGTCGGTTTCCCTTTATCGTCCTCTTTTATATTGATTTCCCAAATTCCAGATGCATTTTTTTTAATTCTAAATCGCGCAAAACCATTTTTTTCCAAGACTAAACTAAATACACCTATGCCTTCTATTGTTCTAAATTGGCTGTATACCAAATGCAATCCTTTATATTCTTCGTCTGTTATATTTTCAAGAATATGCAAATATTTTGGACTGTACGTTTTTAACGCTTCCTTTGTCAAAAAATTATCTGATTGATCCCAAATATGTTTCATAAAAGCATCTAGATCATCTTGGTACGATTTTCCTCCTATTTTTTCAAGGATTACATCTCCTTCTATCTCTCCTTCTAATCCATTCGCCCCTTCCTCATCTGCCAAATCTTGGTTTTTCTCGATCTCTTCTGCTTCTTCGTACAATTCGGTATAATCTTTCAATTGTCCTGGCAATTTTACGTTGACCTTTGTTGGTTTAGGCACAGGCCTATTAGGAGCTACAAAATTACAAAACAAGCGTGAAAATATCTTAAAAGTAGAGGTCGGTTCCTCATAAATTTCATTATTTTTTATTTTTTTTATTTTTGCTTTACCTTCCTTTTCTTTTTTTCTCTCCTCTATACGTGCTTCTTCATATATTTTAAATTGGAAATTACTCATTTTTATTCGAATAACATGAAAGTCTTTGCCCAACGTTTTGGTGTATCTTGGAAGCAAACTCTCTTGCGCACTACGGAAATAAGAAGAGAGACCAATAATACGTCGTTTTAAAGAATCTGTGTTTTTAAATTTGGATTCTATTACATCACTAATGTATTCATATTCGAAATCTTCCAACATATCCGGCAACGCTTTTTTATTAAAAACTTTTACTCCGGCTGGTAAAACAGAAATATCATTCTTTTTTAATATTTTGATTACGTTTGATTCAAACGATTCATCGCTAACAAACTCTGTTTCTATTTCTTCTTTTCCTGATGCATTTTTTTTAGTATTTGAAACTCCTTGATATCCCGACTCTGTTTTGATTTTGTTTTTGAATCCAAAAGGGTTTCTTGTCACCGTCAATACTTTATTGGAAGGTGAATATTCCAAAAAGTCCAAAGATTTTTCTATCAATAGCATTTTTTGGAGAGAATTTGTATCTATTTTGTTAGATGTTTTTATATCCAAATTAAATTGCCATGTTTTTATGTAACCGCGTAGAATGTTGAAAAGTATTCCAAATTCGTTTGGATAATTAATAACAGGAGTTCCCGTGAGTAAGACAACCCTTGCATTTTTTGCATTTAATAAATATTCGTATAATTTTAAAGATACGCCTATGGGAGGTCCATCTTTTTTGCCTTTTATTAATTTTAGTTTATTTACTATTCTACTAATTAAATTGTGCGCCTCGTCAATAATAATAACTGAATTATCAAATATATTTTTTGTAAATCCAGATGTCAATTCTTTTAATTTGCTGTTGCGCAATCCGTTGTAATTGATAAACGTGTATTTAGAACGTATCATTTCATTCAACTGTTCGTCCAAAGAAGATTTGTCTTGGGGAGATAATTCTGAATAATTTGCTCTTTTCGTAATGTTTATAAACCACGCTCCTTTTTTTCTTGTGATATAATCTACTGATAAATTTAAAACAGAAGAGAGAATGGGAATTAAATCTAAATTACTTTCCGAAGAAATCCATTCCCAGAATTGATTTTTTTTGTACAAAAGGTCTCCGCACTTTTTTAACTCTTCCATATAATTGGTTCTTAGTGATGCAGGAGTCATTATAATAACCTTTTTACTGTCTTTCATACCTTCAGCGATAGCAATCGAAGTGCATGTTTTACCTGAACCTAACCCGTGATACAATAATAATCCACGATAAGGAGTGTACAAATTCAAGTAATCTCTTACAATTTTTTGATGAGTCAAGAGAGAAAAATCTTCTGAATTTTGGCCAATCACATCACATGAAATGTTATCTTTGTTTTCTTCTAATTCTCTTTTATATGGTTCAAAAATAGAATTTATAAAATTAACAAATTTTTCACGGTTGTTCATGTAGTAACTAGAAACTTTTATGTTAATCTTGGGAGTTTTGTTTGGGATTCTTTCAGACAAAGGTGTATCCCCTATCAAAATATGACTTTCTTCTCCTATTACCGCGATCCCCTTTTTTATTTTAGGCGTTTTTCTCTCTTTATCCACCGCTGGAATATTCACAGGAATAACCTCGTGTTCACCTTTTTCTTCGCCTTTTTCTGGTTCACCTTTTTCTTCGCTCTTTTCTGGAGGTTTCTCATCTTCAAATACAAGTTTTATTTTACTTTTAATTTTTTTAGCAACAGGTGGAGATGGAGGACGTATTATTTCAGGAGATTTCGATTGTTCTTTCTGAACAGGTGTTTGTTTCGTTGAAACTACTGATACTTTGTTAGCATTCAATTTTGCCATTAACGCATTTATATCATAACCGTCTTTACGTTTATCAATAATTGTCATAGGCGTTTTTGGTTGTTTGTCTTCTTTTTTGTCTTCATCTTCTTGATCGTCTTCCTGTTTGTCTTCTTTTTTGTCTTCTTCGTCTTCTTCGTCGTCTTTGTCTTCATCTTTGTCTTCATCTTTGTCTTTTTCTGTCTTTAAAACTTTTTGGGGTGCAACATTTCCTTTTATAATAACGGCTACTTCTTTACGTTGTTGAATAGATGGTTTTACTTTTAATTTGTCTAAAGGATTCATTATTTATATAAAACGATATAATACTTTTTTAATTTGTATGTATTCTCATACATTCGTTTCTATAAATTTTAAGGCTTCGTTACAAGCAATCTGTTCAGCCTTTCTTTTTATTTTATGTTGTCCTTTTCCCATAAAAATAAATATTTTTCCGTGAAGACTTATATATTCTTGAATAGATTTGAAGGTTTTAAATTGTTTAATATCAACAGAGTTGGACGGATTTAAATGATGTATCGATTGACCCAAACATAAATAAACCCCCATTTCATAACCTAATTCAGCATCATGATCTATTTCTAAATAACAAGGCGTTACTTTGAACTCTTTTTGTATTTTCACTTGTAAAATGTTTTTATAGTTATCATCATTCTGAATCAACTGAATCCAATCTATATGTTTTTCAAAGATATTTTCCACAAATTTTTGGGCCATTTGAAAACCTATTCCTGTTTGAAATCCTTCCCCTTTTGCAAACAGATTGGCAAACCAACCATCTTCATCTTTTACATTTATTTTATTGAAATCTAAAAACAGAGCGCCTAAAAAAGATTCAAATAAACAACCTAGTTTTTTCAGATTGGTTCTTATTTTTTTCTCTTCAGCATGCTTTGAGATAATCAACCAATCATTCAGTTTCATTTCAAGGGCAATTTTTCCAATAGCTTCATTTTTTACTATCGCAATTTTCTTTTCTGTCATAAATCCTTCATTCTCTTTTGGAAATCTTCGGTAAAGATAAAATTTCGTCACTAATTCCAGTATTCCATCTCCCAGAAATTCTAATCTTTCATTCGATTTACTACTTAACGGCATACAATTTTCTGGTTTGTCTAAAATAATAATATTTTGTAATACATTTTCAAAATGCGGTCTTTTAGTATAAGAACGATGAACAAAAGCTCGTTTATAAAGTGATATATTATTTACAATAGGTGGAATTCCATACTTAGTAAGAATAGATTGAACGTCATTCAATGTAATCTCATTATTTAATGGATTATAAGGATTAAAAATTAATCCTTCTTCGCTTTTTATAATATCGTCATCATTCATAATGTTTTTGGGAATTTCGGACATTTATATATTACACCATTATTGCTTTAAGTTGTTTTAAATGATTATCGCATTTTCAAGTTCTGGAGAGTGTAAAAGCACTAGATTTTCATTCAACAATTACAATCTACCAATTATTTAATAATTCGTCTAAATCTGTGTCTTCGTGTAAATTTTCCAATAAATAAGAATGGGAGTACTTCTTTCTGATTTTCGGTTCTCTGATTTTCACCCATAACAAATCCCTGAATTGTTTTTTGAATTTTAAACAATAATATAAATACCGGAAATTGTTCAATATTTGCATTTTTTGTTTTATTTTGTTTACATCGTTATATTCTGTATTTATTATTTCATGTATCGGGTTATAATAATAATGTATTACTTGTAAATTTTCATTCAAATGCAAAGAGGTCAATTGATTATTAAAACAATATAATGTGTCTAATTTTTCATTCAAATGTAAAGAAGACAATTGATTACCACAACAATATAATTCTATTAAATTTTCATTCAATTGTAAAGAAGACAAACAATTATCATTACAACATAATATTTGTAGATTTTCATTCAATTGTAAACAAGTCAAACGGTTTTGAAAACAATTTAATCTTTGTAAATTTTCATTCAAACGCAAAGAAGTTAATTGATTATTAGAACAATATAATTCTTCTAAATTTTCATTCAAACGCAAAAAAGTCAAATGATTATAACTACAATTTAATATTCGTAAATTTTTAAACCTTATTACATCAAGAGAAGTTAAACCTCTATTGGATACATCCAATTTTGTTATATCGTCTGGTAAAGAATCTATTTTATCCATTGTAATTCTAATTAATCTGTGTTTATATTCAATTTTATTGTAACTTGAAATTGAATATAAATATGGTTTCAAACTTCATAAAGAAAATATAAATCATGTGGTTGTCTCATTTTTTTGGTGTAATTAATTTATAAATTTTGTCTATTAATTTATAATTTATTATTATATGAATGTTCTTTTGACTGGTGGCTTAGGATTTATAGGGAGTCATGTATCCGTATTTTTATCCGATAAAGGGTACAATACTATTATTGTAGATAATTTATCCAACAGCAATATAAAAGTATTAGAAAATATCAAAAAAATATCTAAAAATCCACAAAAGATATATTTTATGAAAGCAGATGTTAATAATTATTATGAAGTACTAGGCGTGTTTGAAAAATACAAAATTGATTCCGTAATACATTTTGCTAGTCTAAAATCAGTCAACGAATCAATAATAAATCCATTACTTTATTATAATCAAAATTTGAACGGATTAATGATTTTATTAGAAATAATGAATAAATACAATTGCAAAAAAATAATATTTTCTTCTTCAGCTACAGTTTATGGGTCAAGTAATATAAAAGATGGTTTTTCAGAAGATATGCAAATAGGTGTTGGAATAACAAATCCATATGGTTTTACGAAATACTTTCAAGAACAAATACTAAAGGATTATCAAAAAGCGAACCCTGAATTTTGTGTTACTATTTTACGATACTTTAATCCAGTCGGGGCCCATCCTTCAGGACTTATTGGTGAAACTCCAAATAATACTCCAAATAATATATTTCCTTATTTATTGAATGTCGCTTCTGGAAAATATAGTCATTTAACCATTTTTGGTGATGATTATGACACGCCAGATGGCACATGCATTAGAGATTTTGTTCATGTAATGGATTTAGCACATGGACATTGTGTAGCTTTAGAAAATTTTAAAAAGGAACTTGTTGTGTATAATTTAGGAATAGGAAAAGGAACTTCTGTCTTTGAATTAGTAAAGACATTTCAAGATGTAAACAACGTTGAATTAGCGTATTGTTTTGATAGTAGGAGAGAAGGAGATGTACCGGTGAGTTACGCTAATGTAAGTAAAATATACAAAGAACTTGGGTGGAAAACAAAATATACATTAGAAGATGTTTGTAAAGATGGATATAATTATTTATTAAAATGTAAATATTCTTAAATAAATTGGAATGGAATCTTTTATAACTTGTTTGAATAATTTTCTTAGTTTAGAAAAATATAATATTTACGTATTGTATAAAATGGTATATATGAGTGGCGGACGAATGGCAAGAAATCAATCTTCTATTGTAGCAAGACAAAACGTTTGTGGTGGGCCGAAAAAAGCAGGAATTGCTCCAAGAGTAGGATGGTTTATGCAATGTAATCCTAGACTATTACGTGCTCCTCAGCGATTACCTTTGAGGTGTGTGCCTAATATGACTATACAAACACAAAAGTATGGTTATAGTGCAGTTCACGGGGGTAATATGGGTTAAAACAAATTTAATAAATATAATAAATGTAAAAAATAATTTAATAACTATTTGTTACATTATAATAATGATTATCAAGATAGACATTCGAGAGCAAGAATTGTTTCAAAAAATAAAATGTTTGATAGAAACCATCCCAAGTTTTAAGAATATACAAATTATGTCTGAAAGTTTATCTATTGGCGACGTTATCATTATGAATGAAAAGGAAGAAATTCTTATTATTGAGAGAAAATCTATTTCAGATTTAATGTCTAGTATAAAAGATGGCAGATATGAAGAACAATCTTATCGTTTGACTGGAATATCGCATCCAAATCATAATATTTATTATTTGATTGAGGGGGATGTAAATAAAATAAATAGGTTTAAAGAAAGTCATTTTACAGAAAAATTAACATTATACTCTGCTATTTTCTCTCTTAACTACACCAAAGGATTTTCGGTTATGAGAACTTTTTCGATGGACGAGTCTGCGGTTTTTATATGTAACACGGCAAATAAATTAACAAAAAACGAAGCTGAAAATAAAAAAGGGTATTATTGTAGAAATGATTTCAATAAAGAATTAGATACGAATAAAGATACGAATAAAGCGGATGATGAAACAGATGATAATACGAATGAAAATACGGATGCAAAAACAGAGGTACAAACATCAAAAGATTATATAAGTGTGGTAAAAAGAGTAAAAAAAGAAAATATTACGGTTCATAATATTGATGAAATAATATTATGTCAAATACCTGGAATTAGTTCTGTTACTGCATTAGCTGTAATAGATAAATTTAAACATATTCATAATTTAATAAACGCAATTTTACAAGATGTTGATTGTTTGAATGATGTTACTTATACAAATTCTAAAGGACAAATTAGAAAAATAAATAAGACATGTATAGAAAATATTAAAAAGTATTTGTTAAAAATGGAATGAAAATGAAATGAAAATGGAATGAAAATGAAAAAGATTTTATAAAATATTAAAATAAAAAATGAATATTTTAATCCATAAATATATAAATGAGTAAAGATATTATTATGAATTTTTTTCTATTTCTAGGGACATGTTTTTTGTTTTTTATTATATTTAGAACGACTATTATCAAAGAATATATGACAAACAGAAAAGACAGTTCAGATAAATCTAGCTCTACAAAAGACACTAAAGATGCTACTAGACCAACGTCTTCGTCCTCTTCATTAAGCACAAATGGTATTGCTGGAAATTCATCTGCTTATGCAGCAAATATTCGTGCAGAAGTTATAAAATTACAAGACATTTTATTAATAAGCAAATACAGGTCTGATTATGAAAACAGCGTTATGGCAGTAGATGATTTAGTAAATTCATTAATGTTGGAAAAAGTGTTAAGTATAAACATGTCCAGTCCAGAGAAAGATTTAGATGCATTAGTAGGATTAAATAATGTAAAAGCCGCATTAAATAATGTAATGAGTCATGTAGATAGTTCTAATTAAGCAATAGCTATTTGCACATTATTATCTTTATAATATCCTTTATCAACAAGTGATTGAGTATATTTTGAACCTCCCCAGTTAGGATCCATCGCATTTGGACTAAAAAGCATACCTTGTTGTTTTTGGTTCATCGCATCTAAAGGAGTAGTAGCACCTACGTATTGATCTTCGGGGTCGAACGCTGGATAAGAGTTTTTATTATAGGGCGGGTCATTTCGAGTAGCATCTACTAATAAAGTTGGATTTGGATTTTTTGGAGTGCATGGTGGTAATCCTCCTTGAGGTTCTGTAACACCAGGTCTAACTACATAACACGGATTTCCTTGTGCATTATAAGATTCTTGTAAATACAACACCGGACATCGAATACTTTGACTTTTTTGCCAACTTAAAAATTCTGTGTAATCTTCTAAATTATCAAATTCAATCGGATTTACACCGGGTACTTTTGCCAAAGCAGAATTGTATAAATAAAATTTAGATTCTTTTTGAATTAGGATATTTGGACATCGCGATGAATCTTTATTGCTATTGTTTGTAAGTCCTTCCAAATGATTTGGGTCTGCTCCTTTTGCATAAAAATATAATCCTATTAAAAATATAATAATAAATAAAAATATAGGTAAAGACATTTATATATTTAACAAGGATAAAATAGTTTACATTTTTATTTTCTGTTATTATATTTTCTATTATTATATAAATGATTATTTTACAGATTGAATCGAGAGATAATGCAGACAACGTGAATAAATTAAATATGTACATAAAAAATGGAAAAAAGGTATTTGTGCTTTTTTATATGGATGGTTGCGGACCATGTAGTTCTACTCTTCCTGAATGGAAAAAAATTAAAAATGTTTTAAAATATAAAAATGATGATTATGTTATTGTTCATGTAGAAGAAAGCATGTTAGATAAAATAAAATATCTACCATATAAAGTTAGCGGATTTCCTACGATGATGTATATATCTGAAAATGGGAAAAAAGTTGAAAATTATGAAAATAGTAATATACAAAAAAAAGATAGAACAATTGATTCCTTTGTAGAATGGGTTGAATCTAAAACGTCTGGAGGAAGAAAAACTAGAACAAGAAAAAATAGAAGAAAAACAAGAAAAACTAAAACAAGAAAAACTAGAAGAATACTATAAAAAAAGTTATTGTGATACTATGTATTCCGGTTCTTTGTGGGAATCATACAATTTGTCTAAAGATTCTAAAGACTGATAGAGTATTTGCCTTGCATCTTTTATCGTAATTCCTTTGTTTTTTTCCATACACTCAAATATTTCTTCTCTTGCGGAATTTTTAAAATATGTATAACTCTCTTGGTTCCACCATAAATATTGAATCAAATTTGATTTTTTATATTCTTCCAGAGAAGGAATTAAAATAACATCTATCATAAAATGAAAACTAACCTTTTTTGTTTTAATCAAATTTTTATTCATATTGTTATTTATAGGTTTATTCATAAGTTTATTCATAGGTTTATTCATAAGTTTGTTTATGGATTTTATATTACATGATTTATCTAACATCTTTATTATATGTTGATATAAATATAATTTGTTTAGTTACCTTCAATCTGTGAATGAGTAATCATCTCTTTATAAATAAAATAAAAAAATGAATAATAGAAACTAAATAAATACAATTGTATAAAGAATAAATGGAACAAATCTTCCGAATTACCGATTTTAATGTATATAATGAAAAGCAGTATGATGAAGAGTTGGAGGAAGTTTACAAAGACTCATCCACATTTTCGATTCAAATTTTTGGATTGGATGAAAAAGGAAAAACATATTCTGTTATCGTTGAAAATTTCAAACCGTTCTTTTATGTCATGGTCAACGATACTTGGAATTTAACAACCAAAGATCGATTTATTCAAAGTATTAAACAAAAAATAGGAAAATATTATGAAGATTGTATCACAAATTGTATTATTGTAAAACGAAAAAAATTATATGGTTTTGATGGAGGCAAAGAGCACAAATTTATTAAAATAGAGTTTGAAAACATGGGTGCTTTCAATAAAACCAAAAATTTATGGTATACAGATTATAGTCCTACCGGTAGAAAATTGTTGAAGAACGGTTATGTTTTTAATAATACAAATGTAATGTTGTACGAGGCTAATATCCCACCTTTGTTACGATTTTTGCATATACGAGACATAAGTCCGTCTGGTTGGGTTGCTTTACCAAATAAAAAGACCATCGTAATAGATGAATTTTCTAAAAAAACTAGCTGTGATTTTGAATTTATGATTGATTCTAAAAATATTATTGGGTTAAATAACAAGGAAACGCGAGTTCCTTATAAAATATGTAGTTTTGATATTGAAGCTAGTAGTAGTCACGGCGATTTTCCCGTTCCTAAAAAAACATACAAAAAATTGGCTGGCAACATAATGGAATATTTTGAAACACATACAGAAAACCTGAAACCTGAATTATGCAAAAATGTATTGAAACAAATTCTATTGACTGCATTTGGATATGGACGAATGATTGAGATTGATTTGGTTTATCCAATTTGTCCGCCTAAATCCAAAGAGGAACTTGAAAAAAGGATTGATAAATGGCTAGCTACACCTATTCGGAGTTTTGAAAAATCATCCGATTTCGTGAAAATAACAACTTTGGAATCTATGTTTGAAAAAATGGGGAAAGCTGAACACGACGAAGAAGAAGACTATGATTCTAAACACTTGAAACAAAAAATAGATAAAAATGCAACGATTGTAGAACTTTTGTGTGATAAAATGGAAAGAAATACTAAAATAAACGAGATTAATATTTCATTAAATTCGCAGTTTCCTAAATTAGAAGGAGACAAAGTGACGTTTATTGGAAGCACTTTTATGAATTCAGGTGACAAAGAACCATATTTGAATCATTGCGCTGTTTTAAACAGTTGTTCCCAGATGGATAATTGTACGGTTGAAAGTTTTACAACTGAAAAAGAGTTGTTACTTTCATGGCAACAGTTAATTCAAAAAGAGAATCCGGATATCATTATTGGGTACAATATATTTGGTTTTGATTATACTTTTATGTTTGAACGCGCTGAAGAAAATAATTGTGTCAAAGAGTTTTTAAAACTCTCGCGGAATACAGATGAAGTATGTGCGAATTTCGTAAAAGAGGATGGCGAATATCGTTACAAAATAGAAGAAAGCACATTACAGATTGCGAGTGGACAACACGATTTAAAATTCATTAAAATGAACGGGCGATTACAAGTGGATTTGTATAATTATTTTCGGCGTGAAGAAAATTTGACTTCTTATAAATTGGATTATGTAGCAGGACATTTTATAGGTGATTATGTGAAAGAAGCAGTTTCTGTAGAAAACAAAACAATTATTAAAACGACAAACATGATGGGGCTTTTAAAAGACAGCTATATTCATTTCGAAGAAATCGGACATTCGGTAGATTATTATGAGAATGGCGCTAAATTTAAAGTATGTGAAATCAATAAATCCGATGGGACTTTTGTAATAGATTCCCTTTTGCATTTGAATATGAATAAAAAGGTGCGATGGTGTTTGGCTAAAGATGACGTAACGCCCAAAGATATTTTTAGAATGACGAATGGTTCCGATGACGACCGGTCGGTTATTGCCAAATACTGTATTCAAGATTGCAACCTGGTTCATTATTTGTTTAACAAAGTAGACATACTGACCGGTTTTATTGAAATGGCGAAAATTTGTAGTGTGCCCATCAACTTCTTGGTCATGCGCGGTCAAGGTATTAAATTGACGAGTTATATTGCCAAGAAATGCAGGGAAAAAAACACATTATTACCAGTAATTGAAAAGGGGACTCTAGATGAAGGATATGAAGGCGCGATTGTGTTAGAGCCCAAATGTGATTTGTATTTAGATAATCCGGTAGCATGCGTCGATTATGCTTCGTTGTATCCGTCTTCTATGATTAGCGAAAATTTATCGCATGATAGTAAAGTGTGGACCAAAGAATATGATTTAGACGGCGTTTTAATAGAAGAAACCGGAGAAAATGCAAACGGCGAATTTATTTACGACAATTTGCCTGAGTATGAATACGTGAATGTTACGTATGATACTTATAAGTATGTGCGTAAAACACCTTCGGCAGCAGCGGAAAAGGTAAAATCCGGATTCAAAATTTGTCGATTTGCACAGTTTCCAGAAGGAAAAGCGATCATGCCTTCTATTCTAGAAGAGCTGCTACATGCACGAAAATCTACCAGAAAATTGATTCCTCAACAAACGGATGAGTTTATGAAAAATGTTTTGGATAAACGACAGATTGGATACAAACTAACGGCGAATTCGCTTTATGGACAGTGTGGGGCTAAAACAAGCACCTTTTATGAAAAAGATATTGCGGCTTGTACAACTGCAACGGGTAGATTGTTATTGACGTATGCAAAAAAAGTGATTGAAGAATGTTACGGAGATTCTGTCTGTGGTACGTCTAAATTTGGGCCCGTTTTAACAAAAGCAGAGTACATATATGGTGATAGCGTAGCTAATTACACACCGATTTATTTAAAAATAAATGGCATATTGGATATTGTTACCATCGAACAAGCAGCGGAAAAATATGGTAAAAATTGGGTAACATGTTTAGAAGAAGGAAAGCAAGAAAAAGAAGTATGTGAATTAGAAGGAATAGAAACTTGGACAGAAAAAGGGTGGACAAAACTACATAGAGTAATTCGTCATAAATTAGCAGAAAATAAAAAAATGGTGCGAGTTTTGACACATACCGGTATAGTTGATGTAACCGACGATCATTCTTTGATTACCAAAGATGGTAAAGAAATTTCTCCCAAAGATTGTATTATAGGAACAGAATTATTACATAAAGAAATAAATAAAGCTTGTTTAAATAACGAAGATATTGTGTTTATTAAAAAATGGATTTATTCTAATACTACGCTAGATGAAACAGATAATGAATTATGTAGTGGATTAAAAATAAATGAAAATATAGTTACATGTACAGATCCAACACTTGCAGCCAAATATTGTTTATTATTAAATATAACAAATAAAAAATTTAATTTAGATTATAAGATAAGTGCCGAAGGCACGCTTTATGAAATACGTTTGAATGTTAAATCAGAATCATATGAGAAAGACCGAATTCAATCTATATTGGAAGATTTCCCTTATGATGGTTATGTTTATGATTTAACTACAGATAATCATCATTTTGCGGCTGGAATTGGAAATATGATAGTTCATAATACAGATTCTGTATTCTTTACATTTAATTTACAGACGCTTGAAGGAAATCCGATACGAGGAAAAGAAGCGTTAGAAATTACGATTGAGTTGGCTCAAGAAGCAGGGCATTTAGCATCTAGTTTCCTGAAAGGTCCACATGATTTAGAGTATGAAAAAACGTTCATGCCTTTCTGCTTGCTTTCTAAAAAAAGATATGTCGGAATGCTTTATGAAACAGATCCGAATAAATGCAAACGAAAAGAAATGGGAATTGTTCTGAAAAGAAGAGATAACGCACCCATCGTCAAGGATATTTACGGAGGGATTATTGATATTTTAATGAAAGAACAAAACATTTCAAAAGCGATTGAATTCCTGCAATCTTCCTTGCAAAATATTGTAGATGAAAAGTTTCCGATGGATAAATTGATCATTACCAAGTCATTAAGGTCGGGATACAAAAATCCTCAAGCTATCGCACATAAAGTGCTTGCGGATAGAATAACGTCCAGAGACCCTGGAAACAAACCTGGCCCTGGAGATAGAATCCCCTTTGTATACATTCATACCAATAACAAGAAAGCATTACAGGGTGAAAAAATTGAAACGCCGACATTTATTATAGAAAACAAATTAAAAATAGATTATTCGTTTTATATTACAAATCAAATCATGAAACCGGTTCAGCAAGTGTTTGCGCTCGTATTAGACAAAATATGGGAAATGCAAGGTAAAAAACCGAAAATAGCAAGATTTAAAAAGGAAACGGAGGCTTTACGTATTACTTTGTCAGAAGAAAAGTTTCAAGATAAATTGGAAAAAAATAAAAATGCGGAAGTAAAAATATTGCTGTTTGACAAGTATTTGAGAGAAACCAATAATGAAAAACAAGGAAATCAAAGTCTTACAAAATTCTTGGTAAAAAAATGAGAATAAGAACAATAAAAAAAACATAAAAAAAATATTGTATAATTATATAATGACAAACTGTAACGAAGAATTGTATTTTTTTTCTAAAGAACATTATACGTACATTAATCAAGTGTTCGGAGACGAAACGGTGAGAGAAATTATAAGTGAAATTTTTCCAAATCCAAAATATATGTTTGATGTTGAAGAAACAGGGGAAGATTTTGAAAATTCTTATCACCATATTTTAAGAGATAAAACCAAAAATATAGACAACGTTGTGTGTAGTGTAAATAGTGGCTATCAAAATATTAATATCCATAAAAATGATACATTATGTCAATCTTATTCGTTACTTACCTATTTTAATATACCTATTGACCCAGACCAAAAACAAAGACAAATGGATATGATTAATATGTATAGAATGATTTTGGCTAATAAACAATTTATTAATACATTAACTAAAGAGGTTATACATAAAGGAAACCGATTTTTATGGAAAGATTATAACAACGCAAAATTTATTCCGATGAATAAAACTATTTATACAAAAATAAATTCCGTTCTAGATGATTGGCAAAATTATGGTTATTGGTATTTTATAGGAGATGGAACATGTCCACAGTCCAAAAGGCGAAACTTTGGCGGAAAAAAAATCAGGAAAACTATCAAGAAAACTATCAAGAAAACTATCAAGAAAACTATAAAAGTTTGAATATTCAAAAGTAATCCGCATAATAAGTTTTTGAATATTCAAAATTAATATTTTTATTGGAGATATTTTGAAATATTTTTAATTTATAAGTGACTATTGCATCTTAATGCTCTTACAGAAGAGACTCTTGGTCTTTGTCTTTCTTGTAAAAGCTGTTTGATTGTGTTTGAAATATCTTTAATATTCTCTTCTAAATGAGTCATTCTATTTTGCAAATTAGACGATTCTGAAACAATATTCACAGATTCTTCAGTCACCTGTTTATTTATTTCTTGTAAATAATCTTCAAGAAGATTCTCTCTAATAAACCCTTCATTATATAACTTATATGCAATTCCTGTTGCATTTCGCTGATGCTTATTTGCAATATCATAAATATTCATTTCTAGTAATTCATATTCTCGTTGGAGGGCTAATACCTCAGGTATTGTCCATTTATTTCCATGTCTCTTGTTCATATAACATATTACAACACATAATCTTTAAATAGATTTATAAATTATTTTTTCAACGTGAAAGGTTTAAAAAATTATTTTTGAATAAATCCAGTTACCGAATGTTATCCACATAGTATTTATTATATTTGACCCATTATGAAGACACCACCGCAACGCTTGACAGTGTGGTGTTGTAACTAAAAAAGGGGAAATTAAAAATCCGTAAAATGTTTGTGGAACACAAAAATAAATATAGAGATGAGAAGCGAGATAATGTAATATAATCCATAAAAAATACATACCAACTATTCTTGCAATCAACGAAAGAGATACGTAAAAAAAATCTAATGTAAATGTTTTATCACCTTTTTCTTTCATATTAACTATGTGAAACAATCCTTTATATTTTTTTTATATATTCATTCTGTATTCATTCTGTAGATTTTTACAGGGTTTTTACAGGATATTTATACAATATTGGAAGATGGATCTGTCACATTAAAAATAATATCCATTACATAAAATTGGTTTTGTTGTTGATTAATATTACGTCTACAAACCGGACAACAACCACTTCTTTGAAACCATGTTTCAATAGAGGCCGGATTGAAAAGATGATTACATGTGGTTAACATAGTAACAAATTGATCATTTGTAAAAGGCTCTAGAGAAATCGGGCATTGATGATTCAACGGTGATTCAACTTCACTAAAACGTATTAAACGTGTTGAATTTTCAATATCAGATGCAGTTGGTAACAAATGTGCAGGCTCAAAATCGGATGTAAATGTATTTGAAATTCTAAATTCTCTTTCTCTAGTTGTTTCATTAAATAATTGTTGTAATAAATTATCCATTCTGTTGCCGAGTGTTCTAACGTTAGTACTTGGAATTATATTTGGAATTATATTTGGAATTATACTTGGAATTATATTTGAATATGTATTTCGGAGAATCGGTGTATCAAACATTATATCAAGTGGGGTTTCTCCATAGGTTATTCTATTTGTATTCGTATTTGTATTCGTATTTGTATTCGTATTTGTATTCGTATTTGTATTCGTATTTGTAGTTGCGTCATCTGAACCGTTTACATTTATCTCTCTGTTTGTAACGGTAGAATGCAAATTATCCCGTCTGCGTCTGTTCCTTCTAGAAAATCTACTACGCGTCAAAATACTATTTATTTCTTCTAAAATCATTTCATTCGAATTTGTAAGTCGCGCAATCTGATTATTATTGCTTGTAATCATATTGGTAAATATATCAATCAAATAAATATCGTCGACATTTAATTCCATATAAATATAAATATATAAGATAAAATGTTTAAATGAATTATTATACTTATAATAATGGAGACACAAAATGGAAAAGGATTAAGTGGGTTGGCTAATCTAGGAAATACATGTTATATAAATTCTTGTATGCAAATAATATCTCATACCTATGAATTAAACAATTTTTTAGATTCAGATAATTACAAGAAGAAAAAGAAAAAAAAGGTCGTTGATTCCAACGTACTCCACGAATGGAATAATTTACGGAAATTGTTGTGGGCAAAAAATTGTATTATCTCTCCTAATAAATTTATTAAAACCATTCAACAAATAGCAGAAATAAAAGGAATAGACGATTTTACAGGATATTCGCAGAATGACCTTCCTGAATTTTTACTTTTTTTAATAGATTGTTTTCATAACTCCATATCTAGAGAGATAAGTATGACTGTTTCCGGAACAATAGAAAATGAAACCGACAAGGTAGCAGTAAAATGTTTTGAAATGGTAAAACAAATGTATTCGAAAGAATATTCAGAAATATGGAATTTATTTTATGCAATACATGTTTCTGAAATTGTTTCTTTAGAAGACGAAACAAAAAAATTAAAAATGACACCTGAACCTTTTTTTATGATTGATTTGCCTATTCCTGAAAACAATAAAAACCCTTCTTTAATAGATTGTTTAAATCATTACGTAAAAGGAGAAATACTAGAAGGAGAGAACGCGTGGTACAACGAAGAAACAAAACGAAAGGAAAATATACGAAAAAAAATAAGTTTTTGGAGCTTTCCTACTATTTTAGTGATTGATTTTAAAAGATTTAATTATAAAAATGTAAAGAATCAAATACTAGTAACTTTCCCTTTTGACAATTTAAATTTATCAGAATATGTAATTGGATACAAGAAAGAGAAATATGTGTATGAGCTTTATGGTGTATGTAATCATAGCGGAGGAGTTTTAGGAGGTCATTATACTTGTTATGTAAAAAATGCAAACGGTAAATGGTATCATTTCAACGATACTTCTGTAAGCGAAGTTGGAATAATAGAATCTATTATTAGTCCAAAAGCATACACACTTTTTTATAGAAAATCATGAGCTTTTTTTTAACCAATTATATTATAGAATTATGCAAGTATCAACAACAACTACTGCAGACCCTTTATATATGTATAATAATATGAATAAAATCTTCTTAAATCCGTTTGTGTTTATTATCATTCTATTAGTGATTCTTGGATACATTCTTTTCTTCGTTTCTTTAGGAAATAATTCTACGACAACTGGTGATTCTTCTGGAAAGGTACACAAAACATTCGGTGTTATTATTATTGGGATTTTAATTGTGCTTGTTCTATTGAATGCCCTTCAATACTTTTTTAGTATAAACGTGACCGCTATTTTTAAAAATTTCATGACTGAAAAACCAGAAATAGATCTTGTTATAAAAGAACCACCGCCAAATCCGGATTCATTATACTCTGAAATAAAAGAATACCAAAAAGAAAAAAAGGAACAAGTATTTAATATTCCTGGAAATTATTATAATTATGAAAATGCGAAAGCATTATGCACCGCTTATGGAGCAAATCTAGCAACGTATGAACAGATTGAAGATTCTTATCAAAATGGCGGGGAATGGTGTAATTATGGATGGTCTGATGGACAGATGGCGTTGTTTCCTACTCAACAAAGCACATTTAATACTTTGCAAGATAAACCAGGACATGAACACGATTGTGGAAGGCCGGGAATAAATGGTGGCTACATCGCAAATCCGAATGTAAGATTTGGTGTGAATTGTTACGGAACTAAACCGGCTATTACTCAAGAAGAAGAAACATTAATGGATACCACCCCGCAGTATCCGGAATCTGCACAGGATATTGCTTTTCAACAAAGAGTAGATTTCTGGAAAAGTAACATCAGTAATATATTAATTTCTCCCTTTAATCAAGGAAATTGGAACTTTACAAACTAGCTAACAAAAATTCTTAAAATGAAATACAAATACGATGATCGTTGAAATTCAGCCATGTATGTTATTGTCATCTCCACTATGGTGGTTATAATATAAGACAACGAGTTAAATTTTACACCTTTGCACATGTAAAACACCGATTAAATATCATTTTTTTCAATAAGGTTTAACGTGAAATATTTTGATATAATATTGAACTCTTTTTCATAATTTAAATTATTATCCGTTTGATATTTGGTATATTGCGTTTCATAATTTTCAACTTTTTTTATTATAAATAAACATTTATCTACTTCATTATAATATTCACTATCTTCTATATTATCACAATTAATTATTATTATTATAAAACATTTTATACCATATTTTTTTTTTAACTCTACTATGTTATTCATATAATATACAATATTTTCACAATTAATTATTTTTGTTATATAAAATAACGATGTTGTTTCACTATATTTGTTTATTATATTATTAAATCTTTCGCATCTCTTTTTTATTGAGGTATAAATATTACTATCTAATACATTATGGTGAAGAAAACAACATATTGTATTCCAATTATATAAATTATCATTTAATCTATTATCATCTAAATAATTTTGATTAAACAATAAATTATTAGAATTGTAATTATGTGCCATATATCCTATATTATTTTGTAATAATTCATAAAATTTATTGTTAATTTCGGTTGTATTTTTTTTATAAAATAATTCTATATGTTGTGTATTTTTATTATATAAAATTATATCATTTAAATAATCATCAAAATTATTATTTATAATTTTTAAAGATGTTTCAAAATCAACGAATAAATAATCAAATGGACTACTCATTTTTCTTAATTTAAAATTATTCAAAAACTCTGTTGAATAACATCTATAACCTATACTAAATATAAAATTAAGGATTGATTTCATTATAAGATTACATAATAAATTTATTTTATAAAATAAAATAATTATCACATATATTTATAACATAAAAGCGATTATAAAATAGAAGATATTATTTGAATTTATGTGAATAAATGGACGGTTCAAATGAGAAAAGGTGTAAATCATTACAAAAAAGAAATTATTGTTATAATGAAATTTGTAAAAGATGTGTAATAAAAACACAAAGTCAAGAGGTATTCAAAAAATATTCCTTAACTTTGAACATATGAAATGAAAATTATACACCTAAATATTTTTTTTCTTTATCATTCAACAAGTTTATATGAGCCTCTAATATGACTATATGGCATCCATTATTTTGTTCAAAAACATAATATGGACCATTCATAAAATTTTTTACGATGACTATTCCGGAATGTTGCTCGCACTCTACTAAATAAGGCTTGTTTATTTTTACTGTTCCATCATTTTGCATAGCTGTTTCAACATATAGTAGTTCGGGGAGTTCAATCAAAATGTAATTACATGAATGGTATGTTTTTAAAAATTTTTCACACGTTTTTTCATCTGGTTCTGAATAAGTTGAAATAAAATATGGATTATCCTCAAATTTTATACAATTCGCACAATATCCATTTTCTCTTTTTACCATGCGTTTGGGGTACAAAGCCCCAGTTTTATTACGAAAATTTTGTAACCCTTCCCATATCTCATAATGTGTGAATACTTCTTCTATTTTAGGCATAGAAAAGTCTATGTCACCACAATTTGTTATTTCTGACTTTTCTGTGTTTCTCTTTGTTTGTAATACTTGTAATAGTTGTGACATTTGTGACATTTGTTTAAATATTTACAAGTAAAAAGATGTCAATTTTTTTATAAAATCGTTCATTTTTGGTTATGTAATAATTCATAAAATATTATGAATTGTTAAATCTATCGTTTGTATGATTTTTTGCTTTTTCTACTTTTTCTACTTTTATTTTTACGAGTTTTTTTGTATTTTATAGTTTTATCAACGCTAGGAATTGTGCATTTGTATAGACAGTTTTTACGTCCACTTTTCTTATATTTATTAGAATTTATACATTTTTGTGCACAGTTGATTATATTTTGTTGTCTTTCTTTGTTTGCTAGTTGCGGCCTCGGGACTCCATTCGGATAGTATTCTTGGGGATCCATTAATATATACTAATATTATAACAATTGTATTTTCTAAATATTCCTTAAACATCTTTTGCTTTTTCTCCTATTTTTACGAGTTCTTTTTCCTCCACGTCGACGTGTACAATCATCATGACAGTTGGCACGTACATTTCTCTTGTATTTTCCTAATGTCATACATTTTTCTGTACAGTTGGTAATTGATGCCTGAGCTGATTTTTGAGCTTGTATTTGTTGTGGTGTTTGTGGTGGCATCGGTAACCTATTCGGATAATATTGCGGTGCGTTCATTATACATAGACTAATATTATAATTGTAATTTTATAAATAGATGAAAAATATCAATTATTTTTTTACATGTTTTACCTTTTTGCTTTTGTTGTTTGAGAGACGGACGTGTTTTTTTGATTTGATTTTTTCTTTTTTCTCGTTTTTCTCGTTTACACGTATCATAGATAATAATTTTTCATGTAATTCCTCACTTATTACTTCATTTTCTTCGTTTTCTGCATCTTTCTCTCTATCTTCACCACCTAAAAAGGAATATGAAAGAGCCCAATTAGGAACTGCTAAATTATTAAAAATATCCGATACGTTTCCGCCTGATTGCCCTGGGTTGTTTAGAGTCATAATAGGTGAACCTCCTTGTTTTTTGATTATAGAATTTACATTAAATCCCCCGCTGTACACATTATTATTGTCTGTGTAATATACTAATTCGTTTCCATCAATATGACTCATATAAAAGGCGGATATAATTTAATTACTATAATTCCGCTTAATTTGTGAATTGAAATGTCTATCGAATTATGTCGATGTATTGTTTCATCGTTTTCGAGTTCCAGCACGTTTATTACGTCTATAACTTTGTTGCATGGCGAAAATGCTAAAAGGAACAACTGCATTATTCATAACATTTCCCCAGAATCCTCCTTTTTTAGCGGTTCTTGATTTTCTTTTTCCGGCTTTTTGTCCTTGAACGCCTGTATATCCTGCTCCGTAATTTGAACCAGAACTTATACCAAAAGTTCTGTCAAATTGTTGGTTTTCAGTTCCATTCACAGCAACACCCCAAGTAGATGCAGAGCTGTAACTATTGGGATCTGGACCATTCATACCTCCTTTCATTCCTTTTCTTCCTTTTTTCCCTCCTCTTTTTCTTGTTGGCATATATAGATTATAGATATTATAATTTATATTATAAACAAAAAAGGGTAATTTGCTAATAAATTGCTAATAATTTTCTAATTTTCTAATTTTACTAAAATATTTTTACTAAAATATCTTTATTACGCAAGAGTAAAATCAATAAAATTAGAATGGTTAGTATCATAATAAAAAGTAAAATAATAAGAGAGATAATTATATAAATATAAGGGTTTATTTCATAAAAAATAAAATCAACTATAGGAGATAATAATAACTTTAATTCATCTTTAATATCTTCACGTTTTAATATATCTAAACATTGGCGAACGATAGAGTCTTTCATTTTAATTTATTTATAGATAAATTAAAATTGTTTTTTGCGTGTTAATATTCTTAAATTTTTCTATAGAACCAATAATGGAAAATATTATTCAACCAGACAAATCTTTCAATTTTAATCAATTGACCTTATCCCATCCAGTAGGAATTCAAGGAGGCGCTTATTTCACCAAAATTCAAAATAATAACAAACCCCTTTATATTCAAACGCCTAAAAGCTTAACTAGACAAGGGTTTGTAAAAACTGGAAAAAAATATTATTGCGACCTTATGTTTGATAAAAATAGTGAATCCCTTATTCACTGGTTTGAAAATTTAGAAGAAAAATGTCAACAGCTTATCTATGATAAATCGGATACGTGGTTCGAGACTGCTTTAGAGATGAATGATGTAGAATCGGCATTTAATTCTGTTATTCGTGTTTATAAATCTGGGAAATATTATTTGGTCCGAACAAATGTGAAAAATTCTGCTAGTGTGGAGCCTTCTGTGAAAATATATAATGAACAGGAAATTCCAGTTTCATACACAGAAATAAATAGTGAAACCAATATTATTTCTATTTTAGAAATTCAAGGAATCAAATTTACTTCCCGAAATTTTCAAATAGAGATTGAACTTAAGCAAATTATGATATTAAATAATGAACCTATTTTTGAAAGTTGTTTAATAAAGACCGTACAGTCAAAAGTAGAAACAAAAGCAGACACTAAACAAGAATTGCAATTGGAATCTAACCCAAAAGCAGACACTAAACAAGAATCGCAATTGGAATCTAACCCAAAAGCAGAGACGACACTTACAGAAAATACTTTTAAAACCGAAGATTTAGAAAATCATGCGAAGGAAGAAACTGAGTTTTCTCAATCTATACCGGAAAACGAAATGAAATTAATGAATGAACTAGATAAACAATCTCTAGACGAAAGTTGTGAATTGAAAGAAATACAAGAATTATCTCCAGAGAGTCTAGAAACATTCACTCTAAAAAAACCGAATGAAGTCTATTTTAAATTATACAAGGATGCAAAAACCAAAGCCAAACAAGCAAAAAAGTCTGCCATTTTAGCTTATTTGGAAGCGAAACAAATCAAAAAAACTTATTTATTAGATAATTTAAATGATAGTGATAGTGAATTCGACGAAGAAATTGAAGAAGTTTCAGAAAGTGAATTAGAAGGTTTATAAATGTTCATAATGTTTAGAGAATTCCAATTAAATATGTATTTTCAAAATTATTTTATCATTAATTTTATATAATGACAGTTTCTTTAAAAAAGCTATGGAACGACTATGGTATTGGAGCTATTATCGTTTTACTAATTATTGCGTATGTAGTAAGTTTGTTTGCAAAATATTTGTCTAACAAAAGCGCATATGGTCCTGAAATGAACCAGACTATGCCTTCTCAGTACAAAAAACCTTCCTCTGGACCAAAGAACGGTGTTCGCCCTGCCGAACCTTTAGGAGAAAATGAGGTTTTTGCTTCTGCGAATGGTGTTCAAACAAGCATGCCTGGTCTACCTTCTTCGTGTTCTAAACAAAATATTCAAAACCCCTCTGAGCTATTACCTAGAGATAGTAACAGTCAGTGGGCACAATTAAATCCGTCTGGAAAGGGTGAGCTTGCCAACGTGAATTTATTAAAAGCCGGTTATCATATTGGTATTGATACAATTGGTCAAACACTAAGAAACGCCAATCTACAAATTCGTTCTGAGCCTCCGAATCCACAACTAAATGTTGGCCCATGGAATACATCTACCATCGAGCCCGACTTTATGAGACCTCCTTTAGAAATCGGAAGTGGCCCGCAATAATTGGTATAATAATTGGTATAAATAAATATAAATGTAATAAATATAATAAAGATATTTCATTATTAAATTTATGATTTCAAAACGAATTGTTAGGTCTATCCCCAAACTCAGATTTATTAAAAATATGAATTTTCCTGCGTGTGATAATTGCTTATATTTTATAAATTTTATACCAATAGAAGGAACAAGTTCTGATTTTGCTTCTCATTATGAATATTCTAAAATTGGTGTATGTATGAAATTCGGAGATAAAAATATGATTACTGGTAAAATCGACTATGATTCTGCTATTAATTGTCGTAATGATGCATCAAAATGCTCAAACGAGGCCTTTCATTTTACACCTCTTAACATTTAAAATTATAATATTATTTTATAATATATGGGTTTAAAAATTCCAATCAGATATTTACCAAAAACATTATCAACAAAAGATAAAAAAAAACAAATTAGAATGTTAATAAAATCAAAAAAACTATACAAAGAACATAAATATTATACACGCAAAAATGTATCCTATAAAAATAAAAAATCAAATCATATATTAAACGCAAAGAAAATATATAAAATAAAAAATATAACACCTAATAAAGAATTAGCCGCGAAAACCGGATGTAAAATTTCAGCATTAAACCAAATTGTAAAAAAAGGAGAAGGAGCATATTATTCATCTGGATCAAGACCAAATCAAACTCCGCAATCTTGGGGATTAGCACGATTAGCAAGTTCATTAACTTCTGGAAAATCAGCTGCGGTTGATTATGATATAATAAAAAAGGGGTGTAATCACAAAAAAAAAGCTTTTATTCTAGCAAATAAATCAAAAAAAAAGTATAAATATGGACATTCAAAAACAAAAAAAGTAAGTGTTTGAAATAAAATGTGTAGTATATTTTGTATTGTATAGTATTTTATAGTATGTATAGTATTTTATATGTGTATTGTATGGGAAATATTGTTTACCAAACAAGTATTCTATCTTTAATAATTCAATTTCTCGTGGCAATATTAAACATATATGCGTTAATGATAAAGATACCTTTCAAATTAATATTTATTAAACAACTTTTGTGGATTGAATTTTTGGTTCAAGTAGTAGAAGGATTTTTTTATACATGGTTGTTTATTTATTTTAATAAAATCAAAAATATTACAACGTATAGATATTATGATTGGATAATAACTACACCTATTATGTTGTTTACGTATGTCATGTATTTAATTTACACAAATCATTATACCAAAAACATCAATAATATTAAAACGCATAATTTGTTGATAGAAACAAAAAAAGAATTATATCCTTTAATCGTTGTTTTTCTACTCAATTGGATAATGTTGTTATTCGGTTATTTAGGAGAAATAAACAAAATGTCCATACAGGTTTCTACCTTTTTCGGATTTATTCCTTTTCTCATTATGGTTTCTATTATTTACTTTAAATACGCAAATAAAACTGCAACAGGAAGAATGAGTTTTTACTATTTTGCACCTGTATGGGCATTATACGGATTTGCAGCTTTAATGAATTACGATTCTAAAAATGCTTTTTACAATATCATCGATTTGTTTTCCAAAAATCTCACCGGATTTTTGTTATCTATCATGTTGATACGTGGTTAAGTCTTGAATGATTGTCGTAATATACCAATCTAACCAATCTAACCAATCTAACCAATCTAACCAATCTAACCAATCTAACCAATCTAACCAATCTAACCAATCTAACCAATTTAATATACTCAATATATAATGGAGAAACACAGTACACTTTTTTATATTTTGTTAGTATTTATACTTATTGTTTGTTTAAAAATCTATTACGATTCAGACGCATTCAATCTAAAATGTATTATTGCTTCCAAAGACGGGAACCGTTATTGCGTAAGAGAAAGAGCCAAATTAGAATTAGCCGCTAATTTATTAGCTGAAGTGACTGGAAAATGTAAAGAAATGGTAAAATACATGAATACAAAACACCCCGATGATGAACGAACCAAGAGATTAGTGGAAGGTTTTAATCCTAAAAAAATAAATGAAACTTTGCCCACGAGTGAGCTAACGGCTTATAGTGAGAACAAAGGAGAAAAACTAGCTTTTTGTCTAAACACGACCAAAGAAGGAGACAAACTGATTGATATAAATACGCTTACTTTTGTAGCTCTTCATGAATTATCTCATATCATGACAAAATCCATCGGACATAAACAGGAATTTTGGAATAATTTCAAATTTTTACTAGAAAATGCAAAAGCAGCAGGGATTTATCAGCCGATTGATTACAAAAAAAATCCGAAAAAATATTGTGGAATGACTATTAATGATAATCCTTATTACGATTTAGTTTAATTTATTCAGTTTAATTTTTGAAAGTTTATTATTAAAATACTTATATGATAAGTATTTTAATTCCAATATATAATGGTATAGAGTTTATTGAAGAATCCGTTTTTTCCGTCATAAACCAAACGTATACACGTTGGGAGCTATTGATTGCTATTAACGGCCATGAACAAAATTCGGATTCATATAAAACTGCTTGTGCATTAAAAGCAAAACTGACTTGTGAAATACAAAACAAAATACGCATCTTTGATTTTTATACTAAAGGAAAAGCAAATACGCTGAACGGATTGATACCTTATTGTTCTTACAAATATGTCGCTTTATTAGATGTTGATGATGTATGGCATAACAGAAAATTGGAGATACAAGTTCCCTTTCTCACCAAATATGATGTAATTGGAAGCAAATGCGTGTATTTCGGAAATGTATCTAATTTTGTTCCTAACATTCCTGTTAAAAATATCACCTTTTTTAATTTCTTCAAAATGAACCCCATTATTAATTCGAGTTGTATTATTCGTAAAGAATTCTGTTACTGGAATCCCGATGAATTTATAGAAGATTATGATTTATGGTTACGATTAAGAAAATTAGGGAAAACTTTTTATAATTGTCCTCAAATTCTAGTAAAGCATCGCATTCATGAAAAATCTTCTTTTAATTCAACGGGAAAACATAAAAAGATACGGAAAGAATTTCTGGAAAAACATAAAATCTTGTAATAACTTTTATTTAACGAACTTAATGAAAATTATTATAATATGTATATATTATAATGATGAATTCTAAAACTGATCTTGATTTACTCTTTGATACAAGTATTATTGAAACAGCATTTATACGAAACAAACATATAAGTTATATAAAAAGTGATAATTGCATCGGGGCTACTATTCGCAACGGACACTTCTGGGAACTATGGATGTTAAAATACATTCAAGAGAATTATATTGAAAATACAAATATGATAGATTTAGGAGGCAATATTGGCACAACCACATTATTAATGAGCGAAGTTTTATCAGATAATTGTAAAATACATGTTTTTGAACCAATCTATAATGATATTTTGTATAAAAATATAAAAGATAATAATTTAACAGATAAAATTGAAGTGTATCCATACGGAGTAGGTAACAAACAAGAAATATTAAAAATTAAAAACGTTGACTTAAGATCTAACATGAATTTTGGTGCAGTTTCTATTATACATAATTTGGAAAATAATGAAAACAGTTTCAAAATTAATATAATTCCATTAGATAATTTTAATTTTCAAAATATTAGTTTAATAAAAATTGATGTAGAGCATATGGAAATAGAAGTATTAGAAGGAAGTATAGAATTAATTGAACGTTGCAAACCTACCATAATTATTGAAACTTATCAATTGGATAAATTAAAAGATACTACTGTGTTTAAAAAATTAACAAATTTAGGTTATGTTGTAACTCCAATACAAGAAGGTTATTTTGATTTTATTATGAAAATCGCAAATTAATGAAAAGATTTTAATACAAATACTAGTTACAGTTCTAGTATTTTTATCAGACATTTTAGGCAAATATAATATATGTATAATACATAATGGCGAAAATTGATATTCTTACTTATGCTAGTAATTATGATTATGATGTGTTTGAAAGGTTTGTTGGCTCGTTGAATGATACTGGATTTAAAGGTAATATATATATTATAGTTAAAAGTATAGATTTATCAAAAATAGATTTATTACAATTAAAATACAATAATGTGTATGGTTTGTTAGATGATGTAGAAATGAAAACAGCCGTTCATAATCACCGTTTTTTTGTAAAAAAAAAATACGTAGACATGTTATTATTTAAAAGTGATTATTTATTGTTATGTGATTTTAGAGACGTGTTGTTTCAAAAAAATATAGAAAATTATGAGTATGATAATATAGATTTATACGGATTTTTAGAAGGGATTAAAATAAATCAAGATTTGAATTGTAATACTCCATGGATAAAAAGATTAGAAGTCATATTTAATGAAGAAATATACGATAAAATATCGAACGAGAGAGTTATTTGTAGTGGTACAACCATAGGAACTGTAAATGGAATAAAACGGTATTTAGATACGTTGTGTAATATTATATTAAATTATAAAATAGAAGAAGTATTAGATCAAGGCATCCATATGTATATTTTATACACAAACAAATTGAATGGACTGAATATAAAATTGTTGTCGAATGAAGACAATTTAGTGAATACGGTTGGTTGTGATGTACACAAAATAGATGAAAATTACAATATAGTAAATAAAAACAACGATATTTCATATATTGTTCATCAATATGACAGATTTTCGATTGAATTAAAACAAAAAATAAGTGAAAAATTTGGTTATAATTTTATAAAATAAACTACCAATAACATCCACCTTCCACTTTTTCATAATTTGGCGGTTTCATTTCATCTGGAACTGGAATAAAATATCCATTTATTTTATCTTTGTAAAACGCTAGAACACGTTTTGTTGTTATTCCAAAATAGACAGGTAACACGCCACCAATCACAAAAGCCTCTTTTTTTAAATGATTTACTATATAATCAAACAACAACGGCGAATAAGCACCAACTGAAATAATGGCACCATCAAATTCATACGTTTTAATCACATTACATAATTTTTCTGCAGTTTCTAAAATAGAACTGTCTGGACCGTTATTGCAAAAAGTATATCCGGGTTCTAAATATTGAATGCTTTTTATGTTATCACTAAATTCAGGACATATATGTTTTATATTACCGCTTTCGTATTGTTTTTTCATTAATAATCCCAAATTATTAATAATAAGCACATTTTTGTTATCCATAAATGTTAACATGTTCGGTGTTTGCTTTGGCTTACTATGATAATCTATGTAATTTAAAAAATCTTCTTTATACTCGTTTTTATCTATATTATGGAAATATAATTCTAATGTGGTGTTATTATTTTTAACAATCTGTAATAATTTTTCAAAATACAAATTATACACCTCCGAGTTTTGTATTTGGTTTTTATCAAAATCAAAATAAGTACCAGATACCTTTTTATCATAAAAACCTGACGTACTAAATAACCAATCAATTAAAGGTGTTAATTTAAAATGACATTCTCCCCTAAATAAATATACATAATAAAAAAACAACAAAGTTGTTTCAGTCAAGCCTAGTCTTAAATTATTCATAATATACATACAGTAAATATTATTTACATAATAATTAAAGGAAAATAATATTATATCGTATAATTGTATGAAAGTAATGTTTTACGGAAATTGTCAGTTACAGGCCATTAAAGAAATATTATGATTACCGAAGTATTATGAAATATGTAGTATCCCTTTTTGGACAACGGATTATGATGAAAATAAATTCACAAAAAATATACAAAAATGTGATATCATTATTACACAACCAATAAATACAAAAAATAAACTATTGTTTTACTCTATGAATCATCCAACAAAATATGTTATACAATTTATTTGTGAAGAAATAACGAAACTTTTACAAATACCAAATACAATCGATTATGAAAATGATTATTTAGCTGGAGTTAAATGTATTTTATACAAATGTATTCAAAAAAATATTCATTTTGATATAAATGAACATAAGCCTTTATTGGATGGAGTTACAGATATCAGGGAAATTACGCAAAAATATTATAATACTTATAAAGAAATTGGATTCAGTTAAATAAAATACTTACTTTATATATATGATAAAAGTGCCTATTTATAAAATAAACCATTTAGTAGAAGGAAAAATAGATACCATTTTTGTATTTTATGGATCAGTTTCAGATTCAGAGAGTGAAGTCTTTTCTGAAAAAGAAAGAACACAAATTCAAGAGAATCAAACAAAGGTAGTCTATTCAACCCAACAAATACATTTAGATGATACTATCGGTGCTATTAAAATAAAAATATTTAATGAATTAAAAATGCAGATTTCATTAGAAGAAATATATCTTTTTTGTGAAAAACTGGAAACGATTCATTCTGTTTCTCTCTACCAATCGCTTACCCAAAACAAAAAAATAGAATTGACTAAGACAAGACTGTATCAATTTTTGGATAATATCGTAAGCGATAAAGATGGGAACCCCTTTGTAAAACCAAACAGTAAAGAAGTGTACGATTATCAAGATATTTTGGAATTGAATATGGAAAACCGAGTATACATAATAAATAAAGTGTTGGGACAAAAATTCTTTATTATTGAAAACGAATATCCATTCGTATGTAATCCTTATCAAGTAGAAGAGTACGACCCATTTTTTGAAAGAGTTGCGCGAAAATCTGTATCCACTCTGAATAATCAGCTTTTGTTAAATACTGGACCTATCATAGATAATAATATTTATCTCTGTTTGGCCAAAGAAGTACTCACCTATACCTCTAATGTTTCGGAAGAAAATACGTTAAAAATTTATTATCCTTTTTTACATTCTAAAAACATTAATGATTTGGAAAAATTGGAAGAGATAGAGCCTAGTTTGATCGAAGCGAACAAAAAAATATCTGACAAATTGACGGATACTTTTTCAACGATAGACATGTTTTATGATGTGTACACATTACAAAAAAAGGAATTAAATTATTTGGACCAAGGCATACGATTTGTAAAAGCAGTTTTAAAACCGACCACTAGTTTTACCATTCCGTTAGAAGTAATTTTTAAAATACTTCACGCAACCGAACATAATCCGCTCATCAAGTATAATCCATCTACTAGACAAGAAAACGTGTATCGTTTATACACAGACAAGATTTCTATAGACGGCAGGAAAATACCTTTTTTGAAAAAGGCGATTATATTTAAATTAATACGAAACATCGGTAAAAACAAGTGTGTGAGTGTTTATATTGAAAATACAAATGTAGAAACACTTGTTTGCGAATTTAATGAAAACGGAAATATTACGATAATAGCAGAATTACATAAAAGAGTGGGTGAAGAAGAGATCAACTCTCTTTTTGTAGAATACGTCAATCCGGTGATTGATGAAATTAAAAATTATTTGGAACAAAGCGGATACAAAATAGATAATTTTCATAGTTTACGAGACGAAAACGTTGATATAGAACAGCTCACCTATGAATCCGAAATCTAAATTACAAAGCCTTTGAATTTAGAAGGGTTGAAAGGTTGTGTATCCAGCGTATTTATTAACGAAACGAATCCCGCGAAACACAAAGACATTTATTTACGTTTTAAACGTGTGTCTAATTTTAATAAAGTCACTAGTCAAGAAGCTTTTGTATTAGAAAAGCAAGAAGAAGGATTAAGAGGCGATGAAATTATTGAAGCGTTATTAGATAATTTTAATGATTTAACACATGAAGAAGCGGTTGATTTAGTAAGAAAAGTTGCGAATGAGATTCAAGTAGAACGTGGTGTTCGTAGATCAGATATTAAAATTAAAAATAATCCTGGTTTTAAAACGGTATTGAAAACAGATAAAACGAATATACTAACCATTACAGTTGAAAATATTAATGATATGTATTATTTGTCTACAATTCCGATTTATTTGGATACGATGATACGTTTAACACAAAATAAAGAGAGCACTAAATATCCTTTAGAAAATATAAATAGGATTTGCTCTTCAGGAGAGAAAGAAGATATACCATTTACAGATATTGTTTCTCCTGTGGAAAGCGTTACTTCTGAAGAAAATGAAAAAAATAATTTGTTTGACCAGTTTTTTGGTGATGAAGAAGAGGAGGAATACAGAGGTGGTCTGAATAGTGATTCAGATGCATCCATCGCCAGTTTTCAGGATTCATCAGGAGAATCAAAAATGGATTCTGAATCGGATCCGTCCTCATCCGAAAAAGAATTACCTGCGTTGAATGTTTCTCCTGATTCAGTAAAGTTAGAATCGGACCCGTCTGAATCCGAAAAGTCAGTACCGTTGGATTCTCCTGATTCGGTAAAGTTAGAATCGGAGCCGTCTATTAATAGTTTTAAATCCGAAAAGTCAGTACCGTTGGATTCTCCTGATTCGGTAAAGTTAGAATCGGAGCCGTCTATTAATAGTTTTAAATCCGAAAAATCAGAACCGTTGGATTCTCCTGATTCGGTAAAGTTAGAATCGGAGCCGTCTATTAATAGTTTTAAATCCGAAAAAGAATTACCTGCGTTGAATGTTTCTCCTGATTCAGTAAAGTTAGAATCGGACCCGTCTATTAATAGTTTTAAATCAGAAAAAGAATTACCTGCGTTGAATGTTTCTCCTGATTCGGTAAAGTTAGAATCAGACCCGTCTATTAATAGTTTTAAATCAGAAAAGTCAGTACCGTTGGATTCTCCTGATTCAGTAAAGTTAGAATCGGACCCGTCTGAATCCGAAAAGTCAGTACTGTTGGATTCTCCTGATTCAGTAAAGTTAGAATCGGAGCCGTCTGTTAAATCCGAAAAGTCAGAACCGTTGAATTCGCCTGATTCGGTAAAACTAGAATCTGAGCCGTCTGTTAAATCCGAAAAGTCAGTACCTATGAATTCTCCTGAATCGAAAAATGCAGAAGAAGAAAAACCAGAAAAAAATATAGATGGTATGAGTCTAAGAAATTATTTTCAAAATCAGATTGAAGATAAAGACAAAAAATTAATTATTAAACAAGACATCGGAAATTACTCTTCTTATTCCAAAATTTGTCAATCTTCCGCAAAAAGACAACCTGTTATCTTGACAGACGAAGAATTGAATAAAATAAATAAAGAACACAAAGGATTCTTGAGAGAAGAAGATGTTATTAAATACGGTAGTGAAAAGGACAAAACGTTCAATTATATATGCCCACGTTATTGGTGTTTAAAAACAAAAACAATTATTGAACCGAATGAATTTAAAGAAGTTATGGAAAAAGGGAAAAAAGTATTGGTTCATCCAACATGTGGTAAAATAATTCCTGAAAAGGCAGACAAAATACCACCTGGGCATTATGTATACGAATTTTATAAAGGGAAAACTCATAGGTATCCCAATTTTCAAGTGGGTAAACACCCAGACGGTTTGTGTTTGCCATGTTGTTTTGATAAATGGAATACCGCAGCAAAAATTAAATCAAAAGATAAATGTTACAAAAAAGAAATGTCTGAAAAGGCAGAACCCGAAGAAAAAGATGAATATGTAAAAGGACCAGAGAAGTTCCCATTATCTCCATTAAAATGGGGCTATTTGCCATTAGCCGTTCAAACCATTTTGAATGAGGTAAATGCAAATTGTCAAATAAGCAAAACAAACACGAATCTAAAAAAAGACCATCCATGTTTATTACGTCATGGTGTAGAAATAAATGAAACGCAATCGTTTATCGCTTGCATATCGGATGCGTTGTTTTTTGGGAAAAAGGTATCAGGCGATTCATCTGACAAAAAAGTGAAAATATTAACTATCGTAGAGATGAAAAAACGTATTCAACAATCTCTGAATATTGATAATTTTATTAGATATCAAAACGGAAATTTGGTGAATGATTTTCAGAAAAATCCAGATAGTAATTTAATAGACAAATACAAAAACACTAAATTATACGCAAAATTAAATATGAACAAAAAGGAAGACGTTGTCTATTATACGAATGTGGTTTCTGCTTTTGAAAACTTTTTACGTTATCTAGATGATAATAAAGAAGTCATCAATCACGAGTATTTATGGGATATTGTTTGTAGTCCCAACAAGTATATTTTTCCAGAAGGAAGAAATTTGGTTCTTTTTAATATTCCTAACAACGATATTACTAACAACATAGAAATTGTTTGTCCGTCAAATCATTATTCGAATGAGATTTACGATGCACGTAGGCCAACTCTTTTTATAGTAAAACAAGAAAACTACTATGAACCTATATACTCCTACATGATAAGTGATAAAAGAAATTCTCTCCAGAAGGCATTCAGCGAGTATGATAATAATCTTCCAAAGTCCTTCAAAAACATTTTCACAGATGTTATTAAACCGCTTTATAAAAATATATGTAAGCCTTTGGAAAGCATGCCACAATATTCTATGCAACAGCCTATTCTTCTATCGGAACTAGTACAAATACTAGAAATATATAAATATAAAATAATTAAAAAGGTTTCCAATTTCAGAAATAAAATCATAGGCGTTATTGCAGAAACTCCAGATTCGGGTAAAATAGGATACATTCCTTGTTATCCGTCTGCCGTGGATGATAATTATGTATTCATGTCAGAGACTGATTTATGGAATACTTATGAAAACACCTTTGTTTTTTTGTCTGAATTAAATACCAAAAGTAAACTGAGAAAAAATTTAAAAGAAATACCTTGTAAACCGATTTATAAGATAGTAGAAGACGGAATGGTAGTTGGAATATTGACAAACTCTAATCAATTTGTGCAAATATCTCAGCCTATTCCTGAAATGGATATATCTGCAAAGTATGATATTCCATCTTTTAAAAATACAAATTATATTGTGGATACTAAAACGTTTCCGAATGTTCAAAGCGATATTTACATTTCTACGAATCAAGAGCCGGATAAAGAGAGAGTAGAATACATCGAAAAAATCCGATTAGAAACGAATTTTTATAATATTTTTCGAAACACGATTCGCATTTTATTAAACGATTACGAAAATGCAAAAATAAAAGATAATTTAGAAGCAGAACTATTAAAAGAATATATTATTTATTCACAAAAAATGAAAATAGTGATTGGGTTATTGAAAGGATTGGTTCAGAATAAAATACAGTTTATCGGAGACAAGAATTATTATAAATTAATTCAGAATGTATCTACTTGTATTGTAAAAAATAACTCACAATGTAAAGATACGCCTAATTTGTGCACAGTGAGTGATAATGGCACGTGTAATCTAATTCTTCCTGAAAAAAATTTAATGACTGGACAAAATAACACCGATATTTATTATGGTAAAATGGCGGATGAATTGCTACGTTATAATCGAATTAAATCATTTATTTTCAAACCGCAATCTTATTTGACTTTTGGAAACATCAAATACAATCTGCGAGAGAATGAAATTATTTTGTTGCAGTCGTTGATTACGCAAGAATATTTTGAGACGTTTGTTCCTTCTGTTACAAATAATTATGTTCTTCATAAATCATATGATGAAATGAACCCACAAATATCAAAACCATATAGTAATGTAATAACAGATTTAGATTTCGGTAAAGAAAAACCAGAAAATTGCGAGAAAGAAGAGAACCGAATATCTTCTACCATATGGAAAACGCGTTTTCCTTCTAATTTTAAAGATTCCAGCTATGGAAAAAATAATTTGTGTAATTTTCAATTATTTATAGATATTGCAAAAAATGTTTCTCTCTCAATCAATCAAATCAAACATACTTTGTTGGATGAATATAAAAAGTTGTTTGAATTAAACCCAGATAACATGGACAAAATATTGGATATTCTTATTTTAGAAGGTAAGAAGAAGATGGGCGAACAAGTAAAAGCCGAGAATAATTCATTCGAAAATTTTATTTATGCGGACAATTATTTTTTAACGCCATTCGATATATGGATATTAGTAGAAAAATATAAAATACCTACTATTTTTATTTCTCAAAAATATATCTTACAAACAAATTATGAGAGACATGCATTTGTTTGTTATGGTGACCAGGATGCGAGTTTTATATTTATATTGATTCCAGGATTGAAGAATGAGATTGCTCCATTATTAAAAGTCATTCTGAATGAAAAGAACGACTTTGTTATTCCTCTGGATAGTTTGAAATACGGAGATGTTATCAAAGAAGCGTTTGAAAATAAAAAAAGTATTTCAACTTATTTGAATGATTTTACAAAAAAACCAACTACTAAATATGTAAAAAAGAAACCGATTTTACGTTTGCAAGAAGATACGAATGAGAAGGCTGCGGCTGAACCAAGAATCGCAGAAGAAAATGCGCTAGAAGAACAGAAAGTGGAAGAACAGAAAGTGGAACAGAATGAAGAAAAAAAACCTGAAACAATTATACCAAAACCTAAAAAAAGATTAGTCATCGATAGTCCTGTTTCAGATGAGTTGATTACAATAACTAAAAAGAAAAAACCAAAAGTAGTAGACAAAAGAAAAACAAAAAAAGTAAGATTGGTTATTTCTTAAATTTTGCATATTTTTCATCGAATGAATATTTTATTATAAAAACATATAAAATACAATAAAATATATAATAAAAATATATAAACACATAAATATAATATTACTATTATGGGTTGCGACTATTATACTGTGAAAATGTTACATATTTATTATAATGAGAATGACTATTTGCGTCTTGAACTATGTAGAGAAAGGGGATATTATTATCATCATTATGACGAAGATGCAGACGACTATGAAATTAAACTGAATGAGTATATAAAAAAATGTTTAACCCCTCTAACAGAACCAATCGTTATATATAACGGTGCGTTCAATAAACCAACTTCCGAAAGAAAATATAAATCTATTGTAGAAAATAAAATTAATAATTTTGGTAAAACATGGCGCGATGTTACAAAAATTATAAAAGTAGAACTGAAATACGAAAGAAATTAGAAAAACTTACTCATAATTTGTCCCATTTTAAATCAAGGGTAAATCTGGAAACAAATAATTTGTATGTATTCATACGAAAAAGCCTAGCTTATATTTCTGCTGTTTGATTTCGGACAAATTCTAAAGCTAGTCCATTTTGTTGAACCGCCAATATACATATTTCATCAGTCTGATTATGGACAAATTCTAAAGCTAGTCCGTTCTGTTGAACCGCTAATTTACAAATCTCGTCGGTTTGTTTTTCGACAAATCTCAAAATTAGACCATTACGCTGAACAGCTATTTTACATATTTCATCAGTCTGATTATTGACATATTTTAACGCATGAGAATTTTTTTCAACCGCTAATTTACACATTTCTTCTGTCTGATTTTTAATAAATTGTAAGGCATATCCATTCTTTTTAACAACATATTTGTATACGTCTTCTGTTGGTTCGAGGACAAATTGTAGATTATCATCTTTGCGAATAGCCAATTTACATATAATGTCGGTTTGGTCTTTAACAAATCTTACATTCTCACCATCTTCTAAAACTGATAGTTTACATAGATGTTCGGTTTGTTTTTTGACAAATTCTAAAGCACGACCATTTTCCATAACAGCAAGTAGACAAAAGACAGAATCTTGCCAAAGATGGAAATCCTCTATAAGTATTTTGTTATTCATATCTAAAATAAAACAATCTGCTTTAAATTTATTGTATTCAACACAAACCTTGGCATTTTCTGGTATAGTTACTTTACACATGTAAATACCGAATTTTAGCCAGTGAGGCAATTTCATTAATTCGGTAAAATACAATCCGCCTCCTTGACACACCTCAGAAGGATTGAAAGGTTGAGTATCTATATTCAATCCGTCTTTGTATTGATATCCATGATGTTTACAATCCGTATTTAGAATTTTATAAAAATGCATAGACGAATATATTTCGTTAAATTCTTTTCCAGAAAGTGTCATGTTTTATAATTGAGTTGAGTAAATATTTGTTTTCATTTTTACGAATATTTACATTTTTTGGTCTAACCACCACTCTGTTTTACTATAAAAACAATTTTAAAATTTTCAATTTCTTTGTATTTTTCTGTACTTATAGACAAATCAACATCAAAATCAAGATCAACAGGTCTTGAAATAGCATTCGTACAATTTCTTTCATATCCCCATCTATCATTTTCCAATATTACTTTTATAGGCAGTAAAAATGGTCTATCAAATAAAACCCCACCAAAATCGATGGCTCCGAGTTCTTTGAACCTTTCTATTAAATATTTTTTAACAACCTCATAATTTCCTAATTTATTGCATTCTTCTATAATGTTAATACACGAGTCATTATAGTAGTCATCCTCATCTTCAACAAATCCACTATTTAACATTTCTTTTATTAAATCAAAATTTATTTCATTTATTTGTAATACAAGTTCGGATAATATAATTCTTATTCCGATGGATGCAGTTGCACATTCATACCTCATTATAAAATACATGTATATGTCTTTATACTATAATAAATGCGAATTTATAAAATTTCCGTCTTTACAAAAACGTACATGTTTTTCATTAAATACAACTGAATATTTATGTTTCTCTTTTCCATTTATATAGTAAATATTTCTAACATATTTTTTTCTTCCAAAAAATGGATTAAAGTTATAA